GTATATACACTGGGTTCTCAGAGGTGTTGGTAGACGATGGGATAATAGATCAGTTCTATGATAAGAAAGACGTTTATCTTGAAGGCAGAAATCTCAAGACAAATGAATATGTGATGCTGATTTCCAATGCAAATGAAAAGAAGACTGCATTGGGAAGGTTCATCAATGAACATACGCCGGTTAGGCAATTGCGTAAAGAAAAAAGAGGCGTGTGGGGCATTAAGCCGAGAAACAAAGAGCAATCTTTCTTGATAGATGCTCTTATGGACCCAGACATTGAGGTTATCACTGCCATTGGTAAAGCAGGTAGCGGTAAGACGCTCTGTGCGATCGCAGCAGCGCTTGAACAGACCCTGGACGATAGAACGTCCACCTACACTCGTCTAATCGTTTCTAGACCCGTACAGCCGCTAGGAAAAGACATAGGTTTCTTACCGGGCACGATGGAAGAGAAGATGTCCCCCTGGTTGATGCCGATTCAAGATAATCTTCAGACCCTAATGGGAAATGACAAGGTTACTTTGGATATGTACTTGGAGAAGGGCACGATTGAGATTGAAGCAATCACTTATATTCGTGGCCGCTCTATCGGAAAAGCCTTTATTATAATTGATGAGGCACAAAACTTGACAACTCACGAATTAAAGACTATAATAACAAGAGTTGGTGAAGGAACCAAGATTGTGTTGACTGGCGATGTGGAACAGATTGATAACGTTTACATAGATGCTACGACGAACGGCCTGACTCATGCTGTTGAGAAATTTAAAGACTTTGAGTTGGCTGCTCACGTAACCCTCCTAAAGGGTGAACGTTCAAGAGTTGCTACTTTCGCCGCACAAAATTTGTGAGGTTAAAATGGAAAATATAGATTTAAATGAAACTGTGAGTTCTGAGACGGGACTCAAAGAACTGGTCGTTAATTATATTGGCGAGAGATTGGCTCGATCTGAAGATGTAACTGTTGATATGGCAGTTGAAGTCTTTGCAGCCGAGTTCCCAGAGTTTTTGCTAGCAGTTGCAGAAGAGAATTTTCTTCGTGGATACGAACAGGCACTAGCCGACGTTGAAACGATGGAAAAGCAAAATGTTTAGTAGAGAGTACTACATCTACGATATTCCAGTGTTTGTCTACGGTGAAACAGAACCAGCCGTAGACATTCCTTTATTCTGTCATCAGATAGAACAGATATTGCCAAAGTCTGTTTTGCGAAACGTTGATATATGTTATATCTCGGATAACGCGGCTCTAGATGGACGTAACGCTGCTTATAACCACGGGGCCATCTACATGAAACTAGGTGAACCTACGAACGAGGATATGATTGAGAACTTTGTTCACGAAGTGGCACACGCTGTTGAGGTCGGAAATCCACATGCTATCTACGATAATAGAATGTTGGCTGAGTTCTTAGGTAAAAGAAGGAAGTTGTATTTCTTGTTACAAGGCGAGGGGTTTGATCAGATGCCACGCATTCGTTATGAGATGTTGGAATACAATAAGATGTTTGATGACTTTTTGGCTAACGTAGTTGGTTATCCCAAGCTTCAGACAATAACAATGGGTCTATTTTGCTCCCCATATGGGGCAACCTCGATTGAGGAATATTTTGCCAATGGCTTTGAAAAATACTTTACAGAGAGCCCACAGTATGTTAAAAAAATTAGTCCGGTGATGTACCAGAAAGTAGTAGATGCTCTAAATGATGACCACTAAGAAACATATATCATACTCTGAACTAAAAGATTGGGCCCACTGTCCGCATTACCACAAGAAGAGCTGGATTGAGAAGGTTGCTTCCTTTGAGGGTAACGAATACACTGCATTCGGAACCGCTATTCACGATGTGTGTGAGAAGAAGCTTCTCCGCGAGACCATTGATGAGGCAAAGATATTCCAGATTGGCTTTGACCAAGAACTAGAAAAACTTGCGGAAAAAAATATCGAAGTAAATCAGAAGAATGTTGAACAAATGCGCACTGCTGGACCCGAGGTACTGGCTGAAGTTGAAGACGCACTTAAAAGCTACTTTGGAGACTACGAGGTTTATTCCTCCGAGGAACTTCTGTATGAAGAGATAGAAAACTTTGGGTTTCACTTTAAAGGATTTGTGGATGCTGTTGTTAAAGTAGGAGACAAGTACCATCTATTTGATTGGAAGACTTGCTCTTGGGGCTGGGATTCCCGCAAAAAGGCTGAAAAGATGGTCACATATCAGTTGACCCTATACAAACATTTCTTTTGCCAGAAGCACAATTTAAATCCTGAGGACGTAGAGACTCACTTTGCTTTGTTAAAAAGAACGGCTAAAAAGAATAGAGTCGAGATATTTAGAGTAACAAGTGGCGCCAAAAAAACTGAGAACGCCCTTAAAGTTTTATACCAAGCAATATACAATATCCAAAAAGGCTTTTCTATTAAAAATAGACTTAATTGCTTAAAGCCTTATCCTTGTTCGTTGCGTAAAACAGAACACTGCAGATAGGAACTTAAATGTCAGATAAGATTAAGATTTTCACCATCAGCGATCATCCGCTGTCTCCGAGTGGTGTCGGAACTCAGACAAAATATATTATTGAAGGAATGCTTAAAACTGGTAAGTACCAGTTTGTTTCATTTGGAGGAGCCATTAGGCACCCGGATCATAACCCCCAGAAGACTGAGGAGTGGGGTGAAGATTGGATCATCTGGCCAGTTGATGGATATGGAAATCAAGATATGGTCCGAGCCATGATTCGCCAGCAAAAGCCAGATATTCTTTGGTTTATGACAGACCCTAGATTTTATGATTGGCTTTGGGCTATTGAAAATGAAATCAGACCACATGTTCCTATGGTTTACTACCATGTTTGGGACAACTACCCATACCCTACATTTAACCGTAAATATTATCTTTCAAATGACCACGTTGCTTGCATATCTAAGCTAACGCACGATATTGTAGAAACAGTGGCACCAACAGTAGATTCGTCTTATATTCCGCATGCTGTTGACGGGGATGTGTTTAAACCACATTCTGCCGAAGAAATAAAAGCCTGGAGATTATCTAAAAATTTAAATGATAAATTCGTTTGTTTCTGGAATAGTCGAAACGCAAGACGTAAACAGTCGGGTACCTTAATTTGGTGGTTTAAAGAGTTCCTAGATAAAGTCGGTCATGACAAAGCATGTTTAATAATGCACACTGATGTAAAAGATCAGAATGGACAAGACCTGGAGGCAATTATCCACGAACTTGGTCTTGTCGACGGTGAGGTTTTATTCTCAAGAGAGAAGGTAAATGCTCCAGATCTCGCCGGAATATATAACATGGCAGACCTCACTATTAGCATTTCTGATGCCGAAGGGTTTGGACTCTCTACATTGGAATCACTATCCTGTGGAACTCCAATATTGGTCAATATGACAGGAGGACTTCAAGATCAGGTAACTGATGGAGAAAACTTCTTTGGCATCGGACTAAATCCTTCGTCCAAAGCGATTATTGGATCTCAGCATGTTCCGTTTATTTACGAGGACCGCCTAAACAAAGATGATTTTATTAATGCTCTAACAGAACTTTATGAGATGACCCCGGAGGATAGGACCGAGCTAGGACTTGCTGGACGCGCTTGGACAGAAGAATTTTTTGGGTTTGATAAATTTATCCAGACGTGGGATGATTTATTCACCTCAATACATGAACAAAAAGGCTCCTGGGAACACCGCAAGGGCTATAACTCATATGAAGTAAAGGTATTTTAATGTTGAAAAGAATATTAGTAAAGGGCCCGCTACTTTCGCGTTCGGGCTATGGCGAACAATCTAGATTTGCACTAAGGTCACTCCGCTCCAGACCTGACCTGTTTGATATATACATAATAAATATCCCATGGGGACAGACTGGGCAGATTGCAAATATTGACGAAGAAGCAAGTTTTATTCATGAGAATATCTTAAAGACGCAAAATTACGCCCAGCAGGGAGGTCAGTTTGATGTATCGTTGCAAATCACGGTTCCTAATGAATTTGAAAAGATTGCCCCAGTAAATGTGGGTTACACTGCCGGAATTGAAACAACAAAAGTATCCCCACAGTGGATCGCTAAATGCAATGATACTGTTGATAAAGTGATCGTTGTCTCAAATCATTCAAAGAAAGTGTTTGAGCAAACAAGATACGACGTTAAAGACCAGCATGGGAATGACCATAAGGACTGGGGTTTACATGTGCCCGTAGAGACGGTCAATTATCCTGTCAGGCTATTCGAACCAGAACAAGTTAATATTGAATTTAAGACTAACAAGAATTTTCTCGCAGTAGCTCAGTGGGGACCAAGAAAGAATCTAGATAACACTATTAAATGGTTTGTAGAGACTTTCTCAGATGAGGCAGATGTGGGTCTGGTTGTGAAGACCAACATGGCGTCGGATTCAGTTATAGACAGAGAACACACACAGAGCCGTCTAGAAAGCCTCCTAAAGCCTTACACAGACCGTAAGTGCTCTGTGTACCTAATTCATGGTGAAATGTCTCCTGGGAACCTAGCGTGGCTCTATGAGCATCCTACCATGAAGGCAATGATTAATATTGGTCATGGTGAGGGCTATGGTCTTCCGTTGTTTGAGGCTGCTTATCATGGGTTGCCTTTGATAACCACCACTTGGTCAGGGCAGATGGACTTTATTTGTAAGCCAAATAAGAAAGGCAAACAAGTCCCGAAGGTTATCAAGGTAGATTATGATATTGCACAAGTGCAAAGCGAAGCCGTTTGGGACGGCGTTATTCAAGCCGACTCGAAGTGGGCATATGCCAAAGAAAAGCATTACAAATCTGCCTTGAAAGAATGCTTAGTTAAAGAAACACATTGGAAAAATCAAGCCAAGATCTTAAAAAATCATATTATAGAGAATTTTACAAATGATAGTATGTATGGACAGTTTGTAGAAAATATTACATCACTTATCGATAATGAGGTTAGTGATGACGAAATAGAGGCGCTGTTTAGTAGTCTCGTGGAAGACTGATGTGATAATTTTTGCTTCTGATGCTTTTGTGGAGCATTATGTTGGGGGAGCAGAGTTAACGACAGAAGCTATCATAGAAGATAGTCTTATACCCGTAAAAAAAGTATTGTGTTCTACGTTAACTGTTCAACAGATGCAGGCACATCACGACAAGATGTGGATTTTTGGCAATTATGCTAATTTAGATGAATCTTGCATTTTTTATGCCATTAAGAATCTCAACTACTGCGTTCTGGAATACGACTATAAGTATTGCTCGTATAGATCACCAGAGAAGCATGCTGCAATTTCAGGTGAGTGCAACTGTCACTCGCAAAGACGCGGCAAGTTGATATCAGCATTTTATGCAAAATCTTTGCTTACTTGGTTTATGTCCGAGAAACAAAGACAAAAATATATTAATAAATTTTCATTTCTAAAAGCCGACAACATTAAAGTTTTAAATTCTGTTTTTTCAAAAAAAACTTTAAATTATATTAAGAGCCTAGACACTTCAAAGAAAAACAATAAATGGCTCATAACAAATTCTCCATCCTGGATTAAAGGAAGTCAGTTAGCAATTGATTATGCTTTAGAAAATAATCTTGAATACGAGTTGGTGTGGGGGCTAGAACACAAGCAGTTGTTAAATAAGATGGCCGAGTCTAAAGGTGTTATATATATACCACCCGGCGGTGACACATGCCCAAGATTTATAATGGAAGCCAAAATGCTAGGGTGCGATCTTGTATTGAATGAAAACGTTCAACACAAAGATGAAGAATGGTTCAGAACAGTGGAAAGCACTCTTAATCATTGTAAAACCAGAACAAAAGTTTTTTGGTCCACCCTGGAAAACTTGTGGAGTATTGACACTCCTCCTAAAACAAACACGACTCAGGAAACTAAATTTAATATAATTGTGCCGTTTTACAACTGTGAAGAGTGGATCCTGAAATGCCTAGAAAGCTTATATAACCAAGAGTATCACAATTATCACTGTTACATAATAGATGATGTATCAACGGATCGCTCAGTTGAGATAATTAAAGACTTCATTAAAGACAAGGATAACTTTACCTTAGTAACGAATAAAGACAAAATGTATGCTTTAGGTAATATTGCGACGGTTCTAAATCAAGATAAGCACAGTGCCGAGGACGTAAATATTATTTTAGATGGAGATGACTGGTTATCAAGCCTGAATTGCTTAAACTATCTAAACAAAGTGTATGTTGACACAAATTGTATGATGACATATGGCACCTATGTATATTATCCCCTTGGCACAGTTGGAATTGAGCCGTCAGAATATCCCACTGAGGTGATAAGCAAGAATAGTTTTAGATCTGATAAATGGAGAGCTTCTCATCTTAGAACGTTTAAGCATCTTTTATGGCAGAACCTAGACATGAGAGATTTACAAAACGATGATGGAGATTACTATAAAACCGCTTACGATCAGGCATTGATGTTGCCGTTGCTAGAGATGAGTGCGGAGAGAAGTGTCTACATAGACAAAATAATGCACGTTTATAACAGAAGTAATCCTCTCAACGTTGACAAAACCAAGCAACAGCTACAGTTTCAAACTGCACAGCGAATTAGACGTAAAGCTTGCTATGGGAGGATCCCGTGAAGCTTGGAATAGAAAACGTTAATTTATCTAGTAACTCTGGTCCGAATTCTTTTGCCTCTAAACTGGTGCCTTATCTAGCAGAAATTGGCGTTCGGATAGATCCTGACGATCCTGATGCAATTCTATGTTTCATAGAATCATCAAGACAGAGCTACACAAAGCCAATGTACCAGAGGTTAGACGGTATATATTTCAACACTACTCAGGACTACAATAAACAGAATGCCAATATTAAAAGAACGTACGATATGGCAAGCGGTGTGATTTTTCAATCAAATTTTAACAAAGAACTTATCACAAAGTATTTTGGTCAGCACAGAAATTCTATCGTTATCCATAATGGGGCAGATTTAAGAAAGATTGAAGAGACGCCAGTGTTTGGTCTAGACAGATATGAGAATCTGTGGTCATGTGCCGCCACTTGGCGACCTCACAAAAGACTTAACGAAAATATTAGATATTTTTTGGAGCATTCTGGACCTAACGACGGGATGTTAATTGCTGGTAACGTTAGTCCCGGCGATAAGATCAAAGATGATAAATTACATTATGTTGGAGTTTTGTCACAAAGACAGTTATATTCGCTGTACAAAAGGTGTAAATTTTTTATTCACTTGGCGTGGCTAGACCATTGTCCGAATGTAGTAGTGGATGCTAGGGCATGTGGCTGTACTATAATATGTTCCTCGGCAGGAGGAACTAAAGAAATAGCTGGCTCAAATGCTATAATAATCGAAGAAGAGGAGTGGGATTATAAACCAGTCGCTCTTTATAAGCCGCCAAGTATGGATTTTTCAAAAAAAACAAGTGGTAAGGACGACAGTGAACTTGACATGCTCAAGGTTTCAAGACTCTATAAAGAATATATGTTTGGAGCGTAAAAAATGCCAGTAATTATTAGAAATATATTTGAAGATTATGTTAAAGAAACTTTTAATTTAGAAGATTGTATAGCTGTAAATAACGGCACTAGTGCCCTGATTGCCCCTCTGTGGTCAATGGATCTGGAGCCAGACGATGAAGTTATAACAACGCCATTTACTTTTATAGCGACCTCAAATGCAATATTAATTGCAGGCGCAAAACCAGTATTTGTTGATATTAATCCAGAAACACTTTTGATTGATGAAAACAAAATTGAACAAGCTATTACACAAAAAACAAAGGCCATAATGCCTGTGCATCTATATGGTCGCGTATGTAATATGGAAAAAATTAATGAAATCGCTGAAAGACATAATCTAGTTGTTTTAGAAGACACTGCACAAGCCTTTGGAGCAACCTGCCACCGTGGTAAGCCTGCTGGCATGATGTCAGATGTAGGTGCTTTTAGTTTTTATAAAACAAAAAATATATCAACATTTGAAGGAGGCATGATTTGTATTCCAAAAGGCAGTAAGCTAGACAGTAAAAAAATCAGATCTATTTGCGACCAAGGACAGGTTGGAAGGTATAACCATGAATATCTTGGATTTAATTTTAGATTAGCAGAACCACTATGCCTGATGGCTTATGAACAGATGAAACTCCACATGAATGGAATCAAAGCAGAACTTGGACTCCGAGGTCCAAGTGCAGGGCATTATCCAAACGTTGTTTACGAGCAACCTTATTACATTAGAAAAGGTATCAGGGGTAATTGCCCAATAGCCGAAAAGGTTGCCAAATCAATCAGAGAGGGAACCTATGAAGAGTAAAAAAGTAGGCATCATAGGATGTGGAATGATTTTTCCAAGACATCTGGAGGCAGTTGAAGCCAATGAGGAATACGAACTAGTTGCAATATGTGACACCGATCAACAGGTTTTAGATCAAAAAAAGAATCGGTTGACTGTGAGTTCATTTACGGATTATAAACAAATGGTACTACAAACTGGAGTTGATTTTATAGTCATCGCAACTCCTAACTCTCAACATTATGAACAGGCAATATTTTGTTTACAAAATGGGTGCGACGTTTTGATAGAAAAGCCCGCAACTTTAGACCCAAAACAGATAGATGATTTAGTTTCTTATGCCGAAAGTTGCCAACAAAATGTGTATGCAGTTCTACAAGTTAGATTAAATTCTTGTATCCAAAACCTAAAATACCTATTGGACAACAATCTTGTTGGAAACGTAAGAGGCTTCAGCTTAGTCCAAAGATGGCAGAGGCCAAAAGAATATTTTTATGATTGGAGAGGTCAGCCCAAAGTTGGGGGCGGTATTTTGCATGAGTGTGGAATACATTACTTAGATATTCTGTGTTATTTACTTGGCAAACCAAGTGTTGCGGCAGCGAAAAAATATAATACTAAACATAAAACAGTAGATATAGAAGATACTGTATATGCCATGTTAGATTTTGGTGATTATGGGGGGAATGCAGAAGTAACAATATCTTGTGAGCCAAAAAATCTTGAGTGTAGCTTGTCTTTGATGACAGATTCCGGATTTATTAAACTTGGGGGCAAAGCCATGAATGTGTTTGAAGAGTTAAACTTTTTGGACCCAGCTCAACAAGAGACAATTGAAAAATTAGTAGCTACTAATAATTCTGTAGGCACGCCAAACTCATATGGGGGATATGCCGGGTCATGCCCCAACCACCCTGTATTGTACAGTAGACTAGAAGAGTTCAATTTAATAGAAACTAAAAATGTGTTAGAATTGATAGACGAAATATATGAGGCTTGTGATGTCAAGTATTATTAGTGAGAAATAATTATGAATGATTTAAATGCATGCATAGTATACATATCTTCGCGAAGTAAGTGCATTAAGCATTCACTAGCATCTTTGTGGGAAAATTATAATAATAAATACAATTACCCTGTATACGTGCATTATTTTGATGACATTTATGACAATGATTCCTTTAGGAGCGAGGTAAAAGAGGCATGCTCACCGCAAAATGTGATCTTTAAATCTGTTCCGTATGAAACTCCACCATTTCTAAAAGAAGAGGAACTCTACCACAACAGAAAAAACCTATGGTACGTGCAGAATAACTTTTCTGTGCAACGTAAGGGTTACCTACATATGTGCAATTTTACTAGCAACATGTATGGTTATGAGAATACCGAATTGTCACAATATGACTACATTATGACCCATGATGATGAATCAGGGTATGAAGAGGAAATGTCCTATGACCCGTTTAGAGTGTTGAGCGAGACGGAATATTTTATGGGGGCGTATTTTGTTGGTCAAAGATTAAAAAATGGAACGCCCCATCAAGGTCACTTAGACACCAGAGTTGGACTATGGGAGTTCACTAAAAATTTTCTAATAAACAATAGGGTGATTCCAAAATCCCAACCTTTAAAGAAACTATTGCTTGATAAAAACGCTGATTGGAATTTCCACTACTTGAATTGGTGTGATACATACGTTATAAAAACTGAAATGTTCAAGACGGAGTTATGGCAAAAATGGATAACCGCTGTCAATAACGATGGAGGTGTTTACAAGTATCGGTGGGGGGACAACGAAATAATTTCTATTTTTGCGCACATGGTTCAGCCAGTGATATATGACTACAATTTAGTAGTGAATGGAATTCACAACCAAGGAAAATTTAGAAAACTCCAGGACATGGCACCAGGAGTCAAGGATTTAAGCAGATGAAGATTCTGTATGTAGACCCTGTGGTACAAACAGGGACGTCCAGTAATTATAAATATTATGACGGGGTATACGATCAACTAGCGCGAGACCATAGTGTGATGTTACATCGAGGTGTACCACATAATATTGAGCACCTAATAACTCAAAGTAATTTTAGCCCTGATGTAATTATATTTGGGTTAGGTTGGTTTAACCATAAATATTTTGGTCGCCTGTCAGGCATGAGTATTCCATCTATTTGCGTATTATTTAAACCACAAAATGAATTAAAGGAAAAACTAAATTTTTGTAAAATTAATAAAATAGATCAAATTTTAACTCCGGTCCCCGGAACAAAAAAGATTGAAAAAGTTACCGGAATAAAAACCAAGTTATTTCCTTACGGATTTGATCAATCTGTATTTTTTGATAGAAAGATGGAAAAAGAATATGATATTGGCTTTTCCGGAGCCTTGCACGAAAATAAACACTACCCAACTGGTGCGTTCCCGGTGGAAAACATACGCACCAAAATAGGAGATATTCTAACTAAAAACGACAAAATTAAAGTTTTTTGGAGTTCAAGTGATTCCCGGCCGGCTAGAATACCAAGTTATGAGGAATATTCAAAAACCATAAATAAATCAAAGATATGGATAGCGACTCAAGCAGCTTTTGGGGACATAACACCAAGATACTATGAAGTTGCTGCCACGGGCACGCTTTTGTTTTGTCAAAAGATACCGTCTGAGTATCGTGATATTTTTAAAGATGGAGTTAATTGTGTTGAATTTAGTAATGACTTAACAGACTTTAATGATAAGTTAAGTTTTTATTTAAATAATGATAAAGATAGAAGAACAATAGTTGAAAATGCAAAGACGTTTTTTCATGACAATTGCCGATGGTCTCATAGGGCTGATGAACTCGTTGCAACTATTAGAGGAATGTTAGATAGATGAAAACAAATAAAGAAATTTTTAAAGAAAATCTTAAACTCATTGAGATTGAGACATTTTCTTATTGTAATAGGAAGTGCTGGTTTTGTCCAAATTCATTTGTGGACAGAATATCAGATAATAAAATCATGCCAGAGGAGGTTTATTTAGACTTGATATCGCAGTTAAGGGAAGTAGATTTTTCTGGTGAACTTACTTACAGTCGATATAACGAACCAACTGCGAAAAGAGAGCTTTTTATAAAAAGAATCAAACAAGCCCGTGAGGCGCTGCCCAAAGCTATATTAAGAACTAACACAAATGGTGATTATATAACCAGAGATTATGTGGAAGAGTTATGTGATGCCGGTTTCAATCAGCTATGGATTCAGCAATATCTAGGGAATAATGAGAGGTACAATCATGAAAAAATGCGCAAGCGAGCACAAAAGAAAATAAAGAAGCTTGATCTCCCAGCTAAAATAATCACCGATATCGAGGATTGCAAGTTGGAATACGACCTCTCGTATAGGGGCATGACAATACACATACGTTCAAGAAATTTCGACAAGGATGGATCAAGCAGAGGAGACACCGTCCAGATTGCCTCTGCTTACACAAGAACGCAGAAATGTCTTCAAGTATCTCAGAACATGTACATTGATTTTAACGGCTCTGTGATGGTTTGCTGCGCCCTGCGCTCAGATGTCCCAGGTCAAGAAAGTGGCATCATGGGACATGTTAGCGAGGGAAAGCTATGGGATATATACATGAGTGATAAGTACAGACCATGGCGGGACCACCACAAGGAGGATGGACCTAAAGAGGGTTTCTGTAAAACCTGTAGAGATTCTGTAGAGCCAGAATATATGAAAGAAAGAGAGCTATAGATAGTAATGAATGAATTAACAAAAATCGGCAAGATTCATGGAACAGACAAGGCCGGACCACAACACAACTACACAGAAAAAGTATATTTTCATATGCTAAAGAACATCCGGGATAAGCCACTCCGAATTTTAGAATTGGGAGCGGGAGATACGGGTGCATCAATAAAGATGTGGAGAGACTTTTTGCCGAATGCGGACGTAACTTTATTTGATCCATTTTTTATTACCCATTCGTCCGTAACTGTTACGGTTGAAGAAATAAAAAATTTGGGGGTTAATGTGATAGTAGGAAATCAGTTAAACAGAGGTGATCTACAGAGATTGTCTCCTGTCAACCCTGCTGATTCAGAGGAAGAATATTACGATATTATTATTGATGATGCTGCTCACGTATCAGACGGTATAGCTATAAGTTTGGCTAACTTGTTGCCGAAGTTAAAGAAAAATGGGTGTTATATTGTTGAAGACTTATCCTGCGCTAAGGATAGAGACAATCGCTTACATGACATGAACGCTTGGCTAGATGGGGAGGATGTTAATCAAAACATAGAAAAAATTTATCATAAAAGGGAAGTGCATTTGATTGATGCGTACAGACAATTTCAACAAACTGGTAAATGGGTAACTAACAATGTGTTAACTCCTAGTGAGGTTGACTATCTGGAAAATAATATTAAAAATATGACAATATTTGCTGATTATAACGGTGCAAAAAATCTAGCTGTAATAAAAAAAATGTAATTTAAAAACTCTACCAGGAAGGATAAAAGTATGGTAAAAAAAATACAAACTGAACAACTGATGAAAATGGTGGAAAATTTATACCTAAGTTCTCCCCAAGATTTTTTGCTAATTGAGATAGGTGCTAATGACGGCTATTGTTGTGACAGGATGTGGGATTTTGTGTTACGGAATGACCCGACATCTATCATGATTGAGCCTATCCCGGGGTATTTCAAAAAACTAAAGGAAAACTACGCTCACTTAAGCAACATTAATTTTGAAAACGTTGCCATAAGCGACAAAGAAGAGACCGTGCAAATGAGGTATATTCCAGAGCATCTTATTTCATCTGGAAAAGTCACGTTCAGACTAGAATCGCAGCCACACCTGTGGGCTGAACATTGGGCTGGCGGTTTAGGTTCCTTTTACGAAAACAAGAATAATCTTGGCTGCCCTGAGCTTAAACAATTTGAACAGATCCTGGAAGTACAAACCAAAACGTTTGATTACATACTTGACAAGTATAATGTTCGGTCGTATAAAAATGTTGTGCTTCAAACAGATTGCGAGGGTCATGACATAGTTATAATGAGATCATTCCCGTTTGATAAGATTGTGCCAAAAATATATATATCAGAAATTTATGGACAAACCAGATATCCTCCTAGTCATCCTAACTTTGGAACAAGCAAGGGACTATATACAAAAGACGAGGAGTCCGAGGCTATAGAAATCTTAAGATCCAATGGATATGAGATTTTTTCTGAAAATGATTTAGTAGCGATTCTAAAGGATTAAATTAGATGAAAGTGGCAATCTTACTAAGAGGGTCTTCTATAAACACTTATGAACACTGGCAGTTTAAGGAACAGGTCTCAGTTGATTATAGGAATAATATTGATAATTTAAAAACAAATTTATTAAACAATTATGATTGTGATGTATTCTTCCACACTTGGAAAGAAGCCGACCGTGACAATAATGAATATGATCAGCTCGCGCTAGATTTTAACGCTAAAGCATACGCCTACGATGATGACATCGGCGGCGCCCATGGTCCGGAGCTAGGTAAAAAGGTGGTCCTAAACGCTAAACGAGTTATTGAGATTTATAATCAATATAAGCAAAAAACAAACACGCACTATGATTTGGTGGTTATGATAAGATTTGATGTATATTTATTTCACAAGCTTGATCTAGAAACAATTCGAAAAACTCAGGAGCTGCACGATAGAGTGTTCGTGTATGCAATGGGTCCTAATTTAAAAAAGAAATATATTGATAAAGAATCCACAAAAGATATAGGAATTGATGATAATTTGATTGTTTTTACACCCGACGTTATCGATAACTATTATGATTGCCTAAATATGAAAGAAGATACAGTGGCTATAAATCGCGACCCGGGTTGGTTTAATCCAACGCAGCATTGTAGTCTTCATCATTTGTATTATTTGTTGGAAGATCATGTAAAAATAAAAAATTTAGTAGATATTTTAACATATGCTGATAAAAAATCTTTATATGGGATAATCAAAAATTTCGAACCTAACAGCAGGCTGGTGAGAGGATGTCCCACAAAACGAAAATCTCAATTAGGAAATGGTCTTTTTGTGATACATTATGAATAAACAGTTAGAGATAAAGTGTCATTTAATATTATAATACCAATGGCTGGTAAAAGCTCGCGATTTGATTACAATTTTAAGCCCTTCTTAAATTTAGACAACAGAGTTTTTATAGAGCATGTTCTTGACAGCTTCAGCAATGTTGAAGTTGACAGCTATAATTTTATAGTTAGGCGCGATCAAGAGTCCTCCAATCAAGTATCTAAAACTTTAAAAGAGCGCCTATTCCCCCACCTCAGTAAAAAAATAAACGTAGTACTGATCGATAAGCAAACAGAGGGACCATTCCAGACAATTCAATTAGGTCTGAAGAAATTGGGGGCACTTAGTAAAATTATAGTGTGTGATTGTGATCACTATGTGGATATACGTCCAATGATTGAAAAGGTTGGGGACAATCCGTGTGTTGACATAGTAATACCCACTTGGGACATACATCCCAATGAACATAAAAATTGGGGAAAGATAATAGTTAATCCGTCTAGTGAGTCCATTGTTAACTTTAGTGAAAAACAGCCATTTGTGAATACTAGTGAAGCAGTAGCTAGAGGGATCATCGGTTGTTATTATTTTAAATCTTCCGAACAGATACAAAATAGTCCCTGCGACTTATTACATTTTTCCCAATTTTTTAGCAAGAATCATAAAGATCTTAATGTAGAGTTGGCTAAAATTAAAACTGCTTATTTTTTTGGTGACCCAAAAATGGCAAAGAAAGCTATCGAAGAGAGAAGAAAAAAGGCAACAATAATTTGTGATGTTGATGGGGTTCTCCTTAGGCACAAAGGGTGTTCAAATGATATTGTGGAGGACAATTTTGTTATTAATGATGCTGCAAAAAAAATACAAGAATGGAGATCCAAAGATAAGTTGGTTGTGTTGTCTACTGCGCGACCTCGTAGGACTAGGAAGACGTTCGAGGCAATGCTCCAGAAGCTTGGGATTGAATATGATAGGCTGGTAATGGGTCTTAATCCAGGTCCTCGTTATTTGATTAATGATCTAAAGCCTTCTAATCCGCTGGTGCGCCAGTCCTTGTCTATAAATCTAACTAGAGACGCGGGCATAGATGATATTGATCTCAATGAAAGCGGAAATTATGACTTAGAAGTCATCGAGACATTTAAGGGAAATTCTTTTAGCAAAACCGTTCTTGTTAGCAATAACGGCAAATACTTTGTTAGAAAGTATATTGTTAAAAACCAGGCGACATACGAGCACTATGAAAAACTGAAAAGACAGTTGAGTGATCTTCAGAGGCTTAAATATTATGATGACACACTTGTTCCAAAAATTTTAAATTCTGAAGATAATGACCACTGGTTTTATTTCGACATGGAATATCTCGAAAATTATAAACAGCTGGACGAGTTCGGAGATCTGGAGAGGAACAGGGTTCTAGAAAAAGTGGTTACCAAGTTACACAATAATGTATATTGTTATAGGAAGAAGAATACTAGCCTAGAGTTTATGGAGACATTCTATAACACGAAAATAGAGCCTAAATTAGTGCTTTATGAAAACGAGTGTGAGGTGATGAAACATCTGATAAACCAAGATACGGTTGTGGTAAACGGTAAGCAGTACTCTGGACTAAGGAAAGTAATAGAAGATTTAAATATATATAATTTTAACACTGAATATCTCAGCCCCATACATGGAGATTTAACGCTTGAGAATATACTGTATAATGAAACTTTTCAAGATTTTAAGCTTATAGATCTTGACGGCAGCCGGTTTGTGGATACATGCTATTTTGATCTTGGCAAAATATTTCAATCGATAGTTTCGAACTATAGAGAGTGGAATATTATTGACAATCCTTTATTAAACAAAGACATCAACAATTTAACGTGCACTCCCGAATATTTTAATTGCAACATAAAAGACTATGAAAATATTTGTCAACAATATGCTATTATAATGGATGTTGAAGACTGGCTTGAAGTTTATAAAAAAGGTATTTTTTACATGTCAATGTATTTTATTCGTTTTATTCCTTTTAGAAGGCAAATTAACGAGGGGCATGGGATATACGCCATGATTATGGCAATTAACTGGCTGAATCACATTCACAGATTAAATGATTAGAGGACAATACAATGAAGATAGAAATATATTATGATGGTACCGATATAGAGAACAACTCCGGAAATGATGTAAAAGGGTTTACCACAAACATTTCCTTTTTAAGAAGCGCCGGCGTGACTGATTATCCTGAGTTTATCAGACACTGCCTCCAATACTCAAAGGGGCGACCCATCTCATTTCAGCTATACGATGACAATGATGAAGACATAGAAAGAGTCGCAGTTGCGATAACTTCGTTTGACCCCTCAATATTGGTAAAAATTCCTGTGATCAAAACAGATGGTAGCTCAAATGCAGCGGTCATTAAAAAACTTCACGATAAGGGAGTTAAGGTTAACGTGACAGCTATTTTTACCGAGAAACAGGTGCATTCAATAAAAGATTGCTTTGGTTTGAACACAGATGTCATTGTTTCTATTTTTGCCGGAAGATTGAACGATTGCGGCGTGAATTCCGAAAATCTTGTTAAGTATGCCTCAAAGTCCTTTTCTGACTATCCTAATGTTAAGATTTTGTGGGCCGCTTGCAGAACAGTATATAACGTGTTGGAAGCAGAACTTCAAGGCGCCGATATCGTCACAGTTCCAGATTCGGTGCTTAAGAGATTGCATAGGCTTCAAGATGACCCAGCTGAAGCTGGTCTGAAGGCGGTGCAGCAATTTAGGGATGACGGCTTAGCCACTGGTTTGAAAGTTTAATTATCGTGTTGAGTGAATCGGACTATCAAAATTACTTAGATAAAATTAAAAACACAAATTATAGCTCTCAAGATCATTGGGACGTATTTGGTGATTTGTATTATCATAAAGTAAGTGATTATAGATCTATGGATTCGTTTCGTACAAACGGTATTAGTAATATGTTGGAGACAGCGTTACCATCACAGGAAAGGGATTTAGCACTATCCGGCAAGAATTATGATGTGAATTATAATGACCTGGAAATTAAAGAGCTAGTATCACGGTTTAATGAGTTGGTAATCATGATGAAGGATGATTTAGAAGTAGTTCCGTTTAATACAAACATTGGTAATCCAAGAAGATACGCACACGAGTTTCAAGATAAAACGTATTTGTTGAATTTTGATGACCTGTATCATGTATATTCGGCTTGGCAAATAAAGCGAATGATTGATTTTCTGTTTCATAAGAAGCAACTTAAGAATGTTTTAGAAATCGGCGCCGGATATGGCAATTTGGCGAGCAAGATAAAAAAAATGTATAAAAATGCAAAATATATAATTGTGGATCTCCCCGAGGTCCTGTTAACACAGCACTACTATTTAAGCAATGTTGTTCCGGATTGCAAAATTGTAAGCCTTTTAGGAACTGAAAACATTAATTGTCATGTAGACGACGTAGAGTGTGATGTGTTACTTATTCCATATGGCGCATATGAGTCAGTCCAAATGGAATGTGAGCTGGTTATTAATACCAGATCGTTTGGGGAGATGCCTCGCAAAACTTTAGAATCATATTTCTCTTGGTTTCAAACTAATATAAAAGACGGCGGAATTCTCTATACTACTAATCGTTATGTTTTTACTAAATCTAAAGATAAAAACAAAATAAGAGATTATCCATTTGATAATAGGTGGAATGTTATAGTTTCGCAACCGCAATGGCTTCAGACGCACCTTCACGAGTTCCTGTTGCAGAGAACTTCTGAAGAATCCCCAATACCATTAAAGTTATTGTTAAGTTCTTTTCCGATATCCACACCACCCCCGGGTCCTATAATGCAAGACATACAAACCCAATCTGAATGGCTAAAGCATCAAAAGGAGAAAGCATGAAAACAGCAGTATTAATAACTGGACAGTTAAGAGATTATAAAGTTAATTGGCGCAATCACATGAAGCACCTGATAGAGCCAAACAAAGCAGATGTTTTCGCATATATTTCCTCTAAAAATACACTTCATTCTTGTGGTAAATCTTTAGAGCAGAAATATTATTTAACTAACACCTACACTAACGATGAGATAACTGATAGCTTAACCAATATATACGGCGATCATCTTAAGCAACTTGTTATTGATAATGATGAAAATCTTCCCGATGAAAATTTTGGCACTTTAGGTTACTTTAGAACAAGGATGCAAAATCAAATTGATAACATTGGTCATGGGTTTTCGTTAGCTAAAAGCTATGCTGAAGAAAACAACTTTCGGTATGATGTAATCGTAAGATGCCGACCAGATAATTCAATGTTTCCGAAATCTTTAAGCCTCACAGCGCTACAGTACCCAGATGATGTCATATACAGCACGAGGTTTACTCCTTCGGGGCATAGAGATTTGTGCTTCTTTGCTCTATCGAATCCGGCTACTTTTGAAAAATATTGTTCATTTAAGTATCTTGATGGTGAAGACCCTAATCGAACAGATAACAATTTTGTTTGTACTGAGCACTTATGGGAGGAATATTTAAAAACTATCAATGTAAAAACAAAGTATGTTCCCGACATATGTCGTCCATTTACGGGGTTTGATAAGACCCGACCAATTTCTGATTTCCCCTACAGAAACGAAAATGAAATGTTAATAGATGCTGAGGGGAACTTTGTTAAACAGGTATTGCCTTGATATATGTTAAACTAACAAACGGCTTTGGCAATAATCTTTTTCAATATAACGCTGCTAGAATGTTAGCAGACTACTATGGTACAAGTGTTACAGCACTAGCACCGTATCCAAATTATTATGGGCAAAGACCACTTGAGAATTTGGGTGTAACCTTTGGGTCACCACCCCAGAACGAATGTCTAGCAATTAACGGTGATTCGCAATTTGTTAAAGCGTTTAATAAATCTTTAATTGGTAATGATGTTTTGCTATCGGGATACTTTGAGGACTATAGATTTTTTTTGTCGCATAGAGATAAAATTAAAACTTGGTACCCAAGCGTCGAAAAAAGAGAAAATAATGATCTGGTGCTACACATGAGAACGGGTGATAGACTTTTCATGAAAAACGAGTTCTACTTAAAACCTAAAGCTTCGGACTATGTGAACGCAATTGATAAATTTCATTTTGATCAATTATATATCGTCACAGACATGCCAACTTGGAAACATATGACTGAGCAAGAATTGTCTGATATAGCGTTCCATACGTCTGTGTCTAAAGACAAGAGTGTCCCCATAAGTGAATCAGTTGAGTATTTTAATTCTTTTGTTCTTGCATTTGAAAAGTATCGCCCAATTGTGCAATCTGGGACAATTGATGAAGACTTTAATTTTATTAGGTCTTTTGATAATATATTGTTTGAACATGGAACGTTATCTTGGTGGGCATCTTTTTTGAGTGACGCTTCCAAGATTGGGGTTTACGGCCCGTGGCGACCATGGAAAGGCACCAGCAATAAAAACCTCAGCAAAGTGCCGCTAGAGCAGTGGTTTAAGTGGGAATAGGCTATGAATAACTTAATTGTAACTGGTGGTTCCGGCATGGTGGGCTCCGCTTTTAAAAGTGTTACTCCGCAGGCAGAATATCCTGATCGACGTGCTCTATGGGATATGATGTCTATGGTGGATACAAGTGGCGAGGCATTTGCCGGAAAAAATATTATTCATTTAGCAGCAAAAGTGGGCGGTGTAAAAGTCAACACAGAAGAAATAGCAGATTTTTATATGACCAACTCTGCGCTGAACCAAGCTCTTTTGAGTTCTTGTTTGCTATCAAAAGCCAATAAAGTTATTTCTTTATTATCAACTTGCGTATATCCTGACGGACCATATATTACTTATCCCCTAACTGAGGATCAATTACATTTAGGTCCTCCTCACAAATCTAATTTTGGCTATGCGTATGCTAAAAGAATGGTAGACGTCATGTCTCGGGCATACCGACAGCAGTATGGGTGTAACTTTATTACGGCGATTCCAAACAACCTTTATGGTGAAAATGACAATTTTGATCTAGAGAATAGTCACGTCATACCAGCGATTATAAGAAAAGTTTGGGAAGCAAAAATAAACAATAGCCCCGCTATTGAGTGCTGGGGAGATGGAACTCCTTTAAGAGAATTCACATATTCGCAAGATATTGCACGCATATTATTGTTCTTGATGGAAAGGTATAATGAACCTGAACCAATTAATATTGGAGGAACAGAAGAGTATTCTATTAAAGAGGTCGTCGGATTAATTTGTCGTATTCTAGAATACACTGGAGAAGTGATGTGGAACACAAGCATGCCAGCGGGACAGTATCGAAAGCCCTCCAGTAATCAAAAACTTCTAGATTTGGGGTGGAAGAAAGAATGGTACACTTCTTTAGAAGAGGGCTTAAAAAAGACTTGCGATTGGTTTAAAATAAACTATCCAAACATTAGAGGATATTAATTGGAAACAGCTATAATAACAGGAATTACTGGCCAGGATGGCTCTTACTTGGCGGAACTATTGCTTTCTAGGGGCTATAGAGTGGTTGGTCTTAAAAGAAGAACGTCCACGATTAACACGGTTAGAGTGGATTCAATCTACAACAATCCTAATTTTATCCTTGAGTACTGGGACTTGAACGATGTTGGGTCTCTGTACAGGCTTATAATTAAGTATAAACCAAGAGAGATTTATAATTTGGCTGCACAGTCGCATGTTCGGGTGTCGTTCGATATCCCAGAGCACACAGTCGATGGCGTTGCGATGGGTCCATTGAGAATACTAGAGGCGATCCGTAATACAGATCCGAATATCAGATTCTATCAGGCTTCTTCTTCTGAAATGTATGGTGACGCTCCATGTCCGAAAACTGGATACACAGAAAAAAGCAGAATGACTCCAGCGTCACCTTATGCCTGTGCTAAATTATTTTCTCATAACTTGGTCAGGAATTACAGGGAGTCCTACGGCTTACATGCCTCTAGTGGTATTTTGTTTAATCATGAGTCACCGCGCAGAGGTGAAACATTTGTTACTAGAAAAATTACGATTGCAGCTGCTAAGATAAAGCTAGGGCTGCAAGATATCTTATATCTAGGCAATCTAGAGGCTAAGAGAGATTGGGGTTTCGCCGGCGATTATGTCGAGGCGATGTGGTCTATGGTCCAGCAGGATAAGGCTGATGACTATGTTATATCAACTGGCGAAACAAGAACTGTTCGCGAATTTCTACAAGAAGTGTTTAATCACGCTGGACTTTCGGTGGATAAACATGTTAGGATTGACGAGCGCTATTTTAGACCGCAAGAGGTTCCATTTTTGTTAGGTAATAGCAGTAAAGCCAGAACCAGTCTAAAATGGGAACCGAAAATAAAGTTTAATGGACTCGCTAAATTAATGTTTGAAGAAGATTTAAAAAGAATAAAAGGAGAACAAAATGGCTAGATGTTTAGTAACCGGCTACAAAGGATATATTGGAGGTAATCTCTTCTCAAGACTTCAGGAATTGGGGCACGAGGTTATCGGGATTGATTTACAGTCGGATATTCCCAGGGATATTATTAAGACGTTGGCAGAGGACTCTGACGGTTTGTTTCATCCATATTATGCAGACTTCCAGCCAGAATATATTTTCCACTTAGCATGCTGGCCAAGGATTGGTCTATGCTTGGAGGACCCAGTTGGCACCATGAAAAACAATGTTTTGGCAGGAAGTGTGCTATTGAATTTCGCCAGAAAAGTAGGATCAGTCAAAAGAGTTATCTACTCGTCTTCTTCTTCTGTTGTGGGTAACGGCTCTGGACCGACCAATCCTTATGCATTGCAGAAACTAGTAACAGAGAAGGAATGTGGAATTTACTCTGGAGTTTATGGGCTAGATACTGTAAGCCTAAGATATTTTAATGTATACTCTAAAGACCAACGCGCCGATGGACCATATGCAACGGCAATTGCAAATTGGCGCCGCACACTCCAGTCTGGCGAGCAACCGTTCATAACTGGCGACGGAGAGCAAAGGAGAGACATGGTCCACGTTGATGACGTTGTAAGTGCTAACATTTTCTGTATGGAACAAGAGGAAAACTTTTCCGGTCAAGTGTTCGATGTAGGCACCGGAACAAATATTTCCTTAAATGAAGTAAAGAACATAGTATTAGATTATCATGACGTACAATTTGATTACGTCGCACCACGTCCTGGAGAGGTTCAGGAAACCAAAGCTAATCCCGAACCTCTAGCAGATCGCGGGTGGAAAGCAAGTATCGCCATTAAGCAAGGCGTAAGAGAGTGTTTTGATTTCAAAACTTAAGAAGAAGGAGAAAAGATGAAACTTTCTAATCAAGCAGTAGGAGCCCTCATGATGGCTCTTCAGAGATCACTAATGGAACAGTCGGACATCGTCCCTGTCCTGCAAGATATGAATTTTCAGGTAAGTCCAGAAGATTCAACCCATTCAGAGTTGGTTGTAACCAACCCGCCAACAATTAATTTAGATAATGTTGAAGTTAACGAGGAGGAATAACAAATGACATTCAGGAAAAATCAACAGCCAAAATTTCTATCAGAGGGAGCTGTTAAAGAGATTGTAGAAGTTTCTTTGAGAAAGGCAATTAGTCAGCAGGCGCGCGAGCTTGAGAAGCATTTAGTTGACATTGACAAAAGACTAAGGGAACTTGAAAAGAATCGTTAATGCCACGATATCAGTATCGTTGTGCCGCGTGTAACAAAATATCAGTAATATATCACCCTTCTAACGAAACACAGTCTGTATGCCCTGTATGCGACTCTGATTCCACATTAGTAAAAATGCTGACAACCTTTACAACGAAAAAAACCGGAACAAAGTCAAATAAAACCGGTCAAATTACAGAGCAGTTTATTGAAGATTCGCGCGAAGAGCTAGAACAACAAAAAGATAAACTAAATAAAGATAGATAATGCTCATATATATCGTTCTCGTTACTTCATTAATAGTAAATGCACTCTTAGCATGGTATTTGTCCAGGCTGCTGCAGAAGTTTATGTTCATATCGGACAATATATCCGATTTGTTTCTAACTACCAAGGCATTCCAGGTCTTTGTAAAAGACATGTACAGTATGGATTCCTATCACGGTGAACCCATAATTCAAGAATTAGTGTTTAGAATTAAAGAGGTGAATGATGAAATCTCAGGGTTTAGAGAGATATTTGAATATACGATAGACGAAGAATTAGAGCAAGAACTAGAGGAAGCATTAAATGCCGAGGAAGAAGAGCAAGAAAAATCATTACTTTACGCAGGTACACGAAGACGCAATAGTTAAATACGCTTCGACAGAAGATCGAGAACTTCGATCAAAATTGTATGAAGAGTATATACAGCCTGCATTTGACGATATGGTAGATAAGATAATCTATACATATCGGTTTACCACATTGCCAAACATTGATTATCTTAGGGCGGATTGTAAGGTCTGGCTGACGACTATCCTAAATAAATACGATCCGAACAAGGGCTCTAAGGCTTTTTCGTATTTCTCAGTGGTAACTAAGAATTGGTTCATACACAAGGTTAAAAGAACCAAGAAGCGTCTTAAAACAGAGATATTCATGGAGGATGTCCTCAATGAAGTGGATGAAAATCTAGTATCAGATGAGCCTAGCTACTATGATAAGAGATCTGAGGTTGAATTTTGGATGTCTTTAAATAACGAAATAGACACTTGGGACTCCTTTATGGTTAAGGAAAACGAGAAAAAGGTTCTCATGGCTGTCCGTATTCTCTTAGACTCCGCTGAACAAATAGAAATTTTTAACAAAAAAGCTATTTACTTATATCTTCGAGAGCTTACAGGGTTAAACACCAAGCAGGTTGTTAACAACCTTAATAAGCTCCGCAAGAGATACAGGACGTTTAAGACAAAATGGGAAAACAGCGAGATTTAAGTTTAGAACATTACATCGAAGAAACTACGACCAATATTAAGGAAGACCGAGCCATGGCCAAATCCTTGCTGATGGACGTAATGGCGGATATGAAAGCATCTCCAGCTGACAGAAGGGAGATGGGGTCGATTGCTGCGAAGTATGTAGAGAACCTTCAAAGATCCAACGAGCAGATGGTGAAGCTAGCCGCAATTCTGCAGAGACAAAAGACAGGACAAGTTGGGCTGACAGATGACGATAAAGAGCAACTGTTTGATTTGTTGAACGAGGGCAATCAAGATGGCTAGCATAAAAATGTCTGATTTGACCTTCGGCTCACTGAATAACATTCAAGACGGAAACTCTGGTGAATCAGGAGATCGTCGACGCACGCGAACCACAACTGCTATGCGAATGGCTGCTGAAGCCGCGTTTTCTAAAAATACTCTCAACAATATTGCTGAATTTAACGGAGTGGTCGTTAGCCATCGTCTTGTGGCTTTTGCTTCTTATCAAAACAAAACTGCTTTGTTTAATGACTACCTCTACAAAGCCAATCAAGATGAAGAAGAAGCGGAAGTAAAAGGAATAGACTTTTCTAGTTTTGCGTATAAGGTTTATATACCAGAACTAGAACCTAGACCCGCTCCCAATTCCAATACGGACCCTGTGTTGATCACATACCCAGATGTGTATTCGGACATATCAGATGGCGCTGTACCACTGCCCTTGGGAATGTTAGTGGCAGTGAAATTTGAAGATGTAGAGAATCTTTTCAACCCCAGGATAGTAAGAGTGGTCGGAGGACCAATTGCGATACAAAATATTTCTTCCGTGGAACTTAATAACATATTTAACTCAAGCATCCCTGGCTTCGTGGGGAACTACCAGTCCGACCCTCCCGGTGGCGAAGGACGGCGCGCAGCCAATCCTGACCCATCTAAGGGACCTTTGTGGGGGACAGATATGACGTGTCCGTCTCAGAATGGTATTGTTGGGTCCGATAGACAAACAGGCAAAAAATTAGGGGATGGCAGTGATTGGACTGATTTTCCTGATAACCCAGTGTCTGGGTGGTGTTTACCAACTAAGCCTGGAGATCCAGGAGCGCGCGGCACCGCTTTGGGGGGTCATACCGTAGGCATATCTAGCACGTATTTTAGAGGTGCGGACTACAAGTATAAAGGTAAGTTATCCCCTAATAGAAAGCATGGTGCTCTTGATTTTAGAGGCTTTGACGGACGTCCTTTGTATGCGGTTGATGACGGTGTTGTTGTTGAGAACAAGCCGATCTGCTTTGCGGGCACTGGAGTACCATCATCAGCCGGCAACCAACTTGTTATTCTAACGGATACGGGGTATTATGTACGGTATATTCACTTGGACACCCCGGCAATACCACAAAAAAACGAAAGGGTAAAAAAAGGACAACTGGTTGCCTATTGTGGAAACACGGGCAGATCCGGCGGGTCTCATTTACATTTTGCTGTCAATACAAAAAACAAATGGGGGACAGCGAACTCAGTAGGTCAGCTACATCCTGCTGATTTTTATCCTGATGAGTGGCTACTCTACTATAACACCAAAACCACAGCTCAGTACCGTGATCGGGAGGATCCAAGCCGTCAAAATCTTTTTACCAGCGATGATCCAGCAAGAGAAAGACACAAACCAAACAAAGTAAAGAAGACACAAGCGTAGAGAAAAATGGCTAGAAACAAAAAAACTGCAATTGATTTAAGCATAATGCCAAAGGCTGACCGCCGTGTTTTTGAATCCTTGCCAGAGCAAGGCAAAGCAGAGTTTATGGGCTTCGGCAAAGGAACTAGGAGAGATTTTGACGCTCCAAAATACATCTCAGTAAAAGAAGAATGGCATAAACACAAAGGCAATGCTGGTATTGTTTTGGGACTTGACCGACCCAACAACATTTTGTCTGGATTTGGGGGAAACAAAGATACTCACTGCGCTGCTGTAGACATCGTAGCTGGTAGATTAGGGTTTAGGGCACGCAAAAGAGACGATAGAAACAGACTTTTAGAAGTAGACCCAAACTTTAAATTGGATGCTGCACGCGTTTATCTTTCACAGAAGTCCGATCCAGATTCGTACTTTGGTTTAGCGGCTGGCACAGTTGGAAATACAACAAAATCAGACCCAAGATCTACCGTCGTACTCAAAGCCGATACCCTTCGTATGATTGCTAGAGAGAACATTAAGCTCGTGACGAGGACTGATAAGAAGAACTCACAAGGTGGAGATCTTAGTAATGCCACAACCAAAGGGTATGGTATTGATTTGATTGCCATGAACGATGACTCGGATATGCAGCCTCTTGTCAAGGGCGCAAATCTACAACAGTGTTTGAGAGCCGTTGTAGCGTCTATACAGGATCTCCGAGGCATATTCAATAACTTTGTCAAATATCAGGGAGAGATGAACAACGCTTTGATTAACCATTCGCACCGCTCTCCCTTTTATGGACAGTTGACCGCTCCTGATTTTGAAACCCTCATACCAACAGGAGTGGAGGTGATTGTTAATAATCTTACAAACGTAGAGACACAGCTTTTGCTCAACATGAATAAGCTCGTAGGAGTTCAACAAAATTATCTTGATGCCCCAGCTGGGGCAGAGACGCTAAAAAATGGCAAAAGTCTATTTATATTGAGCAAGTACAACAACACAAACTAAGCTATGACCAGAATTGTCACCAAAGAATATACTAGTAAGCAGTTTAACATTCCGTTTTATGAAAAACAGAGTGAGGCTTACAAGCTAAAAGTTAAGATTGATCGGGTTAACTCTAATAATGATCTTGACAGTCATGAGACGGAGATCCTTCAGGCTGGTTGTAATGAACTTATTACATCATTTCTTCCAGAGTTTTATTCGTACTTATACGATGAGCAATATTTTGAAGAGAATTGCCGGCCGGATAATGATTGCACTGTTGATATTGTTTCAATTGCCGCAGATTTGAAAAATAGCATCGTAGAGAAAACTTCTATAGAATACTGGTACCAAACAAAGCCGGCATCAAATAAGTCAATAGCCATTTTAAAGTGCTATTTTGATTTTGATGGGGAGAGAGAAAAACTAGAGGCAAATAACAAGATGCCTTTGTATCAGCCAAATCTAGATTTCTTCAATGAACAGCAGAACATTACCGGACCTAATAGTGAAACAACTTTAGTGGTTGGTACAATAGGGACAGAGAACAAGCTACTAAACAATGGGCTTAGAACGTTTGATACGCAGTATAAGGGCTTTGAGGGGCAGCTAAAATTAAATGCTGATTTTAACGCCCTACAGTCTAGCGCAGTAAAGATTCTCAACATTATTGTTACCGAACTCACCAAACAAGCAAGAATTCAGGCACCCAGTTATAATTTTTCTGAGGCGGATACGATCACATTAAAGTTTGGCAAAAAAAGAAACAAGCTAGCGTTGCATAGCTTGGATTATCTAGTTGTAGAAGACTCGATATCTTCACAACCACTTAAAATTGGATACTTTTCAATAGCCAAATACAACAAGATCCTTAACGACCCTCTACTCATCGCTGTTTTAAAAAATTATGATAACATTATTACATCCGTACAGGATACGACAGACACTCAAAATCCGTATTCTTTCTTTGAGTTCATGTCAGCATCGTCTGAGCAGGGCGCCTTTGGCGATCCAATACAAGGGGGTCTGTTTGAGAACTTTAGTCCGCAACCTAAAAAGGATTTTGAGAACGAACTGTTAAAAGCAGCCAGTGAATTTAACCTTATAGATATTAAGAATGTTGAGTCTTTGGAGGAAGGATTCACCACCTCCCTTACAACAGATCAGCTTCAAGAACTAAAGCAAAAAATTGTTGAAAATCCAGAGGTCTTTAAAAGAGTATTTGCAGAAAGAAAGGCTAAAGCCCTGAACACCGGTGTGGCGATCACTAAAGTTATCGGGAATGTTCTAGACCAGGGACCTATGGGCTTCATAGAAAGTGCGAACCCACAAGTTGCTAATATCTTTAGACAATTTGGCATTGATGAATTAGCTAAAGAAGCGCTGCTCTGCCTAACGTTTGGTCTTAATTTTGAAATTGGAAGAATAAATCAAGCAGTGCAACAAGCTCTGCTCAGCGATTCATCCTCCATTTACTATCCTCCCGATCTGCCAAAAGCTGCTTCAATCTCAAAACCATCATTTGACTTAGAAATGTTTAAGCCATTTACGATTGATGGGGATATATGGAAAGAGATATTAAAGACAATTGTTGATTCTCTGCAGCAAGCTGTATTAGAGATTATTCAAAAATTAGCCGACCTGCTTAGAGAAAGTTGTAATCTCAACACACCAGCATCGTCTGACTATGGCGTCAATGATATAACTGGTTTTATCACAGCAGACCCAAACCCGGAAAACGCACTATTGCCATCGGTTGGTGCAGGCTCACAATTAGACCAGATCGCCGCAAAAAATGGAATGACAAATGAACAAATTTTGGCATACCTTACATCCTTATCGGATATATTAAGCTCAATAGAGATATGCATGCTGTTCGTTAATAGGTCCGATGTTTCAACTGTATTGTTGGATAAGATTATAGACTTTAACTCTGCATACGACTTGGATGTCGTAAGAAACCAACTTAGCACAGTTTCAGGCGTACTGGGATTCTTTGCGGACTTATCTGCAACAGTGGATGTTACCGATCTTTGTAATGAAATTGCCAATCAAGTATATCAACTTAACACTGATAATGTTTGCTTACTTACGGGTGATGATGGAGAAAATATCCAAGATTTGATTGATCTTATAGAAGACGGTTTGCAGCTGAATCTACCAGATATCAATCTAGATTGTCCTGACTCTAAATTTGCTACACCGTTGATCACTAAGTCAATCCCGGAAACTTTTAATACTTTGGCAGAAACGGTTCAGATGCAGTTTATTGCCTCAGCGGATTCTACAAAAGAAGTATTGTTAGAGCCAGTTGTCAGTAATAAATCAACTGGAATGTTGAATAGTCTTAGGTTCGCCGGCGTCGAACCTGAAGCAGCAGGGCAACTTGATTTAAGTTTTTTGGAACCAATAATTGGTGTTTTTGATACTATTTCGGATACCTTCAGTCAAGAAGGGCTAGGAAATTGCCCTGTAAGCATAGAAGAATTGTTGGGATTTGATGGGTCGATGGCAGCCGATGCTGTTAGCACGGCCCTGGGTGAGATGGCGAAGGTGATGGACAACCCTGAGTTTAAAGGCGCCATTAATGGAATAGCCGATAAGATGAGGCAGACGACCAACTCATTAGACAGCGACCTTTCAAATCCAGTATACACCACATATAAGTTTAATTCTGGCTTCTTTAATGCTTTTAAAGATTATATTGACGCCGAGACTTTTTCCTACGATCCAGGACTTCGCTCATCCGAAACGCAAAACCTTTATTCTTCGCAGGTTCCGATCACTAATCTGGCACCTGGGTTTTATTCACCGGTGCAACTAAATTTTAATTTTTCTAAGGATTCGGTAACTCTGGACAGGGTGAGACTTCTTTTTCCTAGATATTCGCAGTCCGGGTCGACAATTCCGGCACAAGTAATTACTAACTACACATCTGGCTTGTTAAGCGAAGAGCAAGTTGAATCTTTGACGTTACAGGGACAACTACAAAATATGTCGATCCCCAGTCAACAGGACATTATTGATGCAGGCCCGGGCTTAGTAAGTCAGCAAAACGTTTTTATTAAAAAGTTTGCCGATAAAATCATGCCATACCTAATGGATACCGGTCTTAACAAACCTCAGGCCAACAACATAGCATACTATAAGATATTCCCACAAGCGTATGGTGCTTTGGTCGACAATATGTTTGATTATGTGATAGATAATGGAGTGTTTAGTGCGACCACCTTGCAGTCATTGAATTTATTTTCCTTAAACGATGATTGTCCACCCGGTGAGATAGCGGACTTTTTGGACGTTGATGGAATTCTGGACCAAATGACAGAGGAGTTTAAAGAGGCTGCCTGTAATAATGACAACATTCCATTAAGTAAAAAAGTTAGAAATATTATTAAGTACGGGATGTATCTCCTGTTAATTCAGATTCATATAGCGGAAGTAATAATTAAGAACATCTTTGTAATGTCCGCCTTTAATCTTGAAACTTTGCTGGATAGGAATAGCTTTGTATTCCAGTTTGTCAGAGGTCAGATACTACAGTCGTTAATGTTTTTCCTAATGGAACAAACAGAGCAGCCAGATGAAGCCATAATAAGACAAGACCTGACATCTTATTTCAATCAGAAGATAGGCAGACTTAAAGTCGTAGAAGATGGCGGAATCAAATTTAGCGATGGCACAATCGCTTTTCCGGACGGAACACAGTTCTCTATTACTGACGAGGACACATTTGCTGGATTTGATGAGATTCTAGATTTTCTTATCTACGATAGAATATTGCGCAGCGCAGTACCAATCAACAACTCGCTCAAAAAAGCGCTGCCAAACAAAAAACAGCTTCCCTTTAACAAAGCATTTATCAGATCATTGCCAAGATTAGCAGTGCCAAGAGACGGACACTCAAAGGTGGCAGAGTATATTTCGGGTATGAAGTCCCCCGAATATCTGCCAGAGGCCGGCTTCTTTATAACTGTGAAAACAAAGATTGATGAGACCCCCATCCGCGGCACAAGAGAAACTAAAAAATTTAAATTGTGGTGGAAGTCGGTTGAAAATTCTGAAACTGTTGTAGCTAAAGTACTAAGTTTGGGGACAAAAGTTAGATTTATCGATAGTTCAGAACTTTCTGACCCCTTTGAATCCCAGTTTGAGGCAGAGCTGGAATTGTAGGAGAATATTATGGCTGATTTACCACTTTCCAAATTCTTCGTTTTAGACGACTCCAAGACCGAGCTTGGTGACGCAGGGCGTAATCTTGGCGGGGGCGTGGCGGGCACGACCCTTGCGAAAGAGCGGCGCGCAAATTGGAGAGAAGCCTTTCAAGATGCAGAAGACTTGTTAGATGATTTTAAATCATTTTACGTTAGTAAAACACAAGCCGAAGCCGAGAGTGAAATCCAAGCCGGTGAAAATTTAATCTATGACATTCGGGACAACGGCGGCACTGCGTTATTTGACTATTTAGATTTTCCGATATCTTGGCGCGATTTCACGGATAAAATGCGTTCGGCTGTTGGTGAGGATGTAGAGCCATATGTGTATAATTCTCAATCCACAGTTGGAAAGCTGAGATCTTTATATCTTTTAATTTTCAGTGTAGATGAATCGGCCTATCAATACGTACCAGATCAGGCGCCCCACGAGGGTGACCCCGCCCCAACCATGGATGGCATCTTTCTAAGGTTTACTTTAGGACGATTTGAAAAACTAATTCGCGTAATTAAAGATGAACTAGAAGCCCGCGAAGATGCTTTTGAAGAAGCCATACCGATTACAGAAGAAGAAGAAGCCATAATTGAGGGTGATTTAAGTGATGAAGATGTGGATTTTATCGTAGAAAATCAATCGTTTGAAAACTTATTTTCCACCACATTTAATATTGAGACAATAAGTATGATCCCGATACTCTACAACTTCTACCTAACATCGGAGTATTTCCAAGACATAAACAAGACATTCCAGAATCCTAAAAATACTGCTTTAGGAATCATATTAACAACAATCGCAAATGATGGTGAGTATAACGCCTCTCCTGTGTTGACGCGTTCCGCCGCTCGTGCCGCCACTTCAAACTCCACAGGACAAGATCAGAGCAGCGCCTTTGAGTCTGCTGCCAGAGACTTTATTTTGAAGATGCTTATCAAAACGCCAATTGACATCTTAAAAGGCTTGGTTGGGCTTGTGGATCCCCATGTTGCTTTATCTAAAATAATCAAACAGGCAACTGGATTTGCGTTTAACACGGCAGCAATAGCCATAGATCAGCCGGCCACTGCGATAAATACTTCTATAGCCACAGCAACAAACGAGGTGATAACTCCCAACTTAAATGGTAGTGATTTAATGACGTTTATACTTTGCATTGCTGACAGTCTAATGCAAAACCTATCCAATGGTGATTTCGGAGACGACATGGATCCTCCACTTCCACCGTTACCACCCAACTTCTTCCCGCGCCTATCTATGGACGGTGTAGATTTTACGGGAACTGTTTCTGGTATGTTTATGACACCACCAACTCCACTTGGTATTCTTTATTTACTGTTAGAACTACTTACAAGTGAGATTGAAAACCAAACAAGAGATACATCGGATGCAGCTGCTGAAAATGCAAACGCAAATGAGTGTACACCGGACCCCGCACTGGACGAGCCTACCGACCCTTGCGAGGACGTAGAGGAGGAGTAAGATAGAAAATGTCATCGGGCCTATCACCACAGTTGCCACTGGTAGTAGATGAAGTCTTTGGGGCTTATAACTTAAATACCACTTTCGAACAGCTGGCTAAACAAAACCTTAAGATGCTTATCCTAACGATTCCAGGAGAAAGAATGATGGATCCAGAGTTTGGCGTGGGTCTAAGAAAGTATTTATTTGAATTGAATAATGATAACACTTACTCTGAGATTGACAGAAATATCAGGGAACAGGTTCAGAGATATTTGAGTTACATCGGTATTGATAGAATTGAGTTCCAAGTGCCTGAGGGGAACCTAGATTTATTTCCACACAATTTATCTATTTCAATATCATTTACAATATTGCCACTTCGATTAGCAACATCTTTACAAATTGATGTGGACCAACCTATTTAGAGATATAAAATATGTCCAAAAAACTACAACCTATTGACTACACCAGCCGTGACTTTGACTCTATCCGTAGAGATTTAGAAAATTACGCCAAAAGATACTATCCCGATACGTATAAAGACTTTAATAAAGCTTCTTTTGGATCGTTGATGTTAGATACTGTTGCCTACATTGGTGACATTCTGTCTTTTTATCTTGATTATCAAACAAATGAGTCATTTTTAGAGACTTCAATTGAATACAACAATGTTGTCCGTCTCGCGCGACAGATGGGATTCAAGCTTAATACAAGCCCATCTTCTTTTGGAATCCTTTCTTTCTACATACAAGTGCCATCCACTTCAGATACTGGTGTTCCAGACGTAGCTTATGCGCCAGTTTTACGCGCCGGATCAATTTTTTCATCCACTGGTGGGGGGTTATATACACTACTAGAGGACGTAGATTTTTCTTTGTCAACAAACCAAGTGGTAGTTGGTACTGTAGATAGCACGTCAGGCAGCCCAACAAACTATGTAATCAGAGCGCAAGGACGAGCAGTATCTGGTAGAACACTATTCAAAGAGATAGAACTTGGAGACTTCCAGCGATTCTTGAGAGTTGATATTGAAAACAGCAGGGTAGCTGAAGTCTTGTCTGTTACGGATTCCGAGGGACATGAGTATGTTGAGGTAGATCATCTATCACAAAACGTCATCTATAAAGCTATCAGAAATACAAATTCGGCCACAAATTCTACAGTTAGAAATATTTTAAAAGCCGCTCCGGTGGCTAGAAGGTTTACAGTGGAAAGAGAGGGTAACAGAACATATTTACAGTTTGGATATGGCTCCGATTCAGAACTCTTGTCCAATTCTGTTGTGGATCCCTCTAATTTGGTTCTAGATTTAAATGGCAGGACGTACGTAACAGATCTAGATTTTGATCCTACAAAACTCATAAGCACAGATAAGTTTGGAATTGCCCCAGCTAACACCACTTTAAGAATCGGGTATCGCGTCAATTTGAACAATGATGTAAATGCAGCGGTTAATACCATCACAGGTGTTGACAGACCACTTTTTAAGTTTGCAGCCCAGGGTTCCATCTCTCAGGCACTAAGAAGTAATGTGGTATCTTCGTTGGAAGTGTTAAACGAAGAGCCTTTTGTTGGCGACGTATCACTTCCTTCATCGGACGAGATAAAACAAAGAGTGTTTGGTTTCTACGCTACACAGAATAGAGCCGTCACAATTCAGGATTACCAGTCTATTTGTTACGGGATGCCAGGAAAATTTGGATCGGTAAAGCGAGCAGCTGTTATCAGAGATTTTGATGAGTTTAAGAGAAACCTAAACCTTTATGTGATATCTGAAGATACTAGCGGAAAGTTAATACCAGCAAATGCAACTCTTAAAAATAATTTAAGAAATTGGATATTACAATATAAAGTAGTCAATGATACCGTGGATATTCTGGATGCGCAGATTGCTAACTTTGGTATCAATTATGTAGTGGTGGTAGACTTGGGTGACAGCAGATTTTCGGTGATCAGTAGAGCAAACGCTGCAATTAGAGATTACATTCTTAAAAATCAATATGATATTGGGGAATCAATATTGATTACTGATTTTTATAAGGTGCTTCAAAAAGTTAAGGGTGTTATAGATGTTGTGGATCTAGAAATTATAAGCCGCGCCGGCGGAACGTATTCATCTATTGCTTATGATTTTCAAAATAAATTGTCCGCGGACGGGAGACGAATTGAAGGAGAAAACAATGTTGTCTTTGAATTAAAGTTTCCAAATATTGATATTACAGGAGCTATCCAATAATGGCAATCTTAAGGTATACAGCTAGCGCTGACAACACAATTACTAATGCCTTTGAAGCTAATCTCTTAACCAGAGGGACAGGCTCTAACATGGGATACGCAGATTCACTTGAGGTATTTTCTATATACGGACAAGAATCAGGATCCAACGGACAATCCCAGGAGCTTTCCAGAATTCTGATTCAATTCCCGGTGTCTACTATTTCTGCAGATCGAACTGCTGGCACCATCCCAGCCTCTGGTTCAGTTTCATTTTATCTTAAGATGTTCAATGCTCGACATCCATTTACTTTGCCTCAAGATTTCAATCTGGTTGTCGCACCAATTTCACAATCTTGGAATGAGGGCACCGGACTTGATATGGATGAATATAAGGATTTAGGCTTCTCTAATTGGCTGTCCGCATCCTCAGCAGCCGGATGGACAAGCATCGGTGGGGATTATCTACCACAAGACAATTACAATATCAGCTTTCCACAAGGGTATGAAAATCTAGAAGTGGATGTTTCCGAGGTTGTAGAAAACTGGATTAAGGGCGCCGCCGGCGCTGAATATGAGAACTATGGCTTTGGTGTTCGCCTTACAGCCTCCCAGGAGGCATATTTTTCCTCTTCTGTCGGGGACGATTCAGGATCAGTAATTCAAAACACCGTTGGGGCAACAGAATCTTATTATACAAAGAAGTTTTTTGCTCGTTCAACTGAATTCTTTTTTAAGCGCCCCGTTATTGAAGCGCGCTGGGATTCTCGCACAATAGACGACAGGGAGAACTTTTTCTTTTCTTCTTCTCGTGCCACTGCTGCAGACAACCTCAATACTCTGCAGCTTTATAATTATGGCCGTCGTGGACTTAACAATATTCCATCAGTCGGGACAAGTAATCTGTTGGTTTCATTCTACTCAAGTTCAAATGGATCTCCAGCTGGCGCTAAGCTGTCGCTTCAAGCCGGCGGTGGCACCGTCTCTACGGGCGATGTAAACGCTACAGGCAGTCACACGAGCGTGGGCATCTATTCTTGCGATGTAGCCCTTACAGCGGCTGCTACGCCCTTACAGGAGATACACGATGTATGGCACTCCGGAGGAGTTGAGTTCTTTACTGGCTCTTTCTTCCCAGAGTTAATGCCAACTTATGATAGTGCGCCTACATTCAATAGAATTACATCCTGCAAGAATCTTAAAAAGAAATATTCAACGCAGGACACCGCAAGATTTAGGTTCTTTGTGCGCGACAGGAATTGGTCTCCAACTCTTTATACAGTCGCGACAGCCAACAACCCAACTGAGATTATAGAGAGTGCATCCTTTAGTGTTCACCGCGTAACAGATAACTTAGCGGCTATCCCTTATGGAACAGGATCTAATCTAAGTACATATTTATCTTACGATAAAGAAGGGAATTTCTTTGATTTAGACATGTCTTTGCTTGAGCCGGGTTACATGTACGAAATAAGATTGTCGTATTACAACGACAGTATAGGTGATTGGCAAGAGCAACCTCAAACGTTTAAATTTAGAGTTGAATGATAATTAAAGTATGAGTCTTAAAAAGTATTTTCAAATTACCGAGGATATAAAGTCTCTCTCCGGTAAAACAGCTGATGAAATAGGGTCTCAAGTAGAGTCTGTTGCGTATCACGAACAGGATATTATTGAGGAAGAGAGGTTTATTCCAAGAGTAAACTTTTCTGATCCAGCTAATTTTGCTCGTTATGGGTCAGCTGTAGAGTACTATGACCAAGCTATAAAAAGAATTTATAATGAATATCCATACGATGGATCATTAAGAGAAAAGCTGGAATGGCGTAACGAATCAACTTACATTGATTTGCACATCTTTGACAATCTTTACCCAAGAACAAATGGCTACGCTATTTTTTCTGCTGACGGCTGGGGCACTGGCACACCAGACTCAGATGGCTACGGACTTTCGGATGACTTGGAATATATCTATGTTAAAGGGGGTCCAAATCCTAATCCTAATGGGATGTCCCCGAAATCAACACAGTTTACGGGATCAAATTACTATGAACCAGACAAGAATAGAGGCTCAAACCTAGAGTTCGATCTTTCGTCACAAGGTGCCTCATTAGAGTTTTGGCTGAACAAGACTGAATTCTTGCCGGCAAATACTGAAAAAGAAGTAATCTTTGACTTGTGGAATGGCGAACTGTCATCATCAGCGACCTATCTTAGATTTAGACTTGAACTCACGGGTGCTGCCAACGGTTCGGATCCATTCTTGCTAACGGTCCTTTCTGGCACCACGGGATTCTCTCAGCAAAGTATCGCCGCCTCTACTCTCACTACTGCTTCTGTAGCTGACTCTAGTTGGCACCACTACGCTGTCACAGTTAAGTCTGCATCAGCGGGAGTCACAACAAAATTTTATGTTGATGGAGAACTAAACAACGAGTCGTCGCTCGGGACTGCCGGAATCGATGACACAGATTTCTCTAACTTACGTGCCTATATTGGGGCCCTTATTGCATCGCCTTCCGGGTCATCTACCACTGCGGGGGCTGGTAAACTATCCGGCTCTGTTGATGAGTTAAGGTATTGGAAGACCCAAAGAACATCACAAGAAATTGGACGTTTTTGGTTTACTCAAGTAGGTGGAGGCGTCAATACCGACCCCACGCCTTTTACGACAACAGAAGAGTCAGCCAATGTAGATTTAGGAGTATACTTTAAGTTTAACGAGGGTATCACTGGCAGAACATCAACAGATAGCGCAGTCTTGGATTACTCTGGGCGGTTCTCGAACGGTACGTGGACAGGCTATGGCACAAATTCTAGGAATACAGGATCTGCTATTGTTCTTTCGTCCGCAGCTGTAAAAGAATTTAAAGACCCAATTATTTATTCTTTTCATCCAGACATTGTTACACTATCTTCAAATCTAGAGACGACCGGCTCAGCATATGATGTTAACAACAATGCGTCGATTTATAGTTCGATTCCTTCGTGGATCACCGAAGAAGACACAGAGGGTACAAAAAACGTTAAGTACCTTACTCAGATAATCTCAAGTTATTTCGATACTTTACATCTTCAGATTGAAAACCTAAATCATTTAAAGGACATTCAGTATGTTAGCGGTAGTGACAAACCATTGCCGTTTGCCGAAAAACTTCTTTCTTCTTATGGACTTGTAGCGCCAGAAATTTTTGTTGATGCAGATGTTCTAGAAAAACTAGCAGCTAGAAGTGAAGACAGGGTGTACGAGAAGTCCCTGCATGATGTAAAGAATATTATCTATCAGAACATTTATAATAATCTTAACTACATCTACAAGACCAAGGGGACCGTAAAGGCATTTAGAAATTTAATTAGGTGTTTTGGTATTGACGACGAATTAGTTAAATTTAACGTTTATGCAGACAACGTTGAATATGAAATGCGGAACAACAGAAGAGATGTTGTTGTAGCCGATAAGTTTGTTAACTTTAACACAGCTGAGGGGTCCACTGCTACGGTTTACAATTATACTGACTCTTCGAACACCAATTCAGTTGGCTTTATAACATCAAACACCAATTTGGCTGACGGCTATGCTGCCACCCTAGAAGCGGAAGTCTTATTCCCTAAAAAGCTAGATAAGTCCTCTATTGTTTACGTTGATACAAATACAATCAGCGCCTCTTTATTTGGTCTTCACGGAACTGTTAACTCTGGGACAGACACAACCTGGGCTTCCTCTGATGCGGTGAACTTCCAGGTTTACGCTGTACGGGATGAATTGCAGTCAACAAATGTCAAATTCGTTTTGACCGGCACTGTCGGGGGCTATGTACCTGAAATTTCATCCTTGCTATATGAAGATGTGTATGACAACACCAGATGGAATTTAGCTGTAAGGATTAAGCCAGAACAATTTCCTTTGAAGGGGCTTGTTACTGGCACAGATTCGGATTACATCGTTGAGCTACATGGTATTCAAGTGGAAGCCGGCGAAATTCTTCAAGAATTTACAGTTTCCGGTACCGTGACGAATCCACCGGTTAGTTTTATAACTGACAGCAAGAGAGTATTTGCCGGCGCCCATAGAACTAACTTCACCGGATCTACATTAAATACTTCGGACGTTAAGATAAATGCTTGTCGTTATTGGTTAGACTATATTGACGATGAAGCACTAGCAGGGCATATTCTTGATACTGAAAACTATGGTGCATTACAGCCCCACCTTTATGCTTATCCGTTCAACTCGTCTGCTTCTTATGGGGATATATCAAAACTTGACACTTTAGTATTTAACTGGGAGTTCCTAAACAACACAGGTTCCGATGCCGCCGGGCAATTTATAGTTGATGACATTAGTTCGGGATCGGCGGCTTTTACAAGGTTTGGAGATTTAGGAAATATCCTAAACAAACAGTACACAGCGAGAGGAGATTTCTTCCAAGTATCCTCTACAAGCGCAATTGATAAAGATTTTATTGTTTCTTCAAAGCTAAATCTTCCCGAAAACATTCAAGCAGAAGAAATGGTTAAAGTTCTTTCTGCAGAAGATCAGGACGTGTTTACGTCCGATTCGCGACCAATAAATTACTTCTTTGCATTCGAGAAGAGCATGTATCAGACAATCTCGGAAGAGATTATTAACTACTTTGCTACCATGAAGGACATTCACAATCTTGTGGGTGACACCGTTGAAAGGTGGCGCCCTGAATACAAGCAAATGAAGCATGTTCGTCAAAAGTTTTTTGAAAAGGTAAGCAACGACGAACTAGATTTTGAAAAGTTTTATGAGTTCTATAAGTGGTTTGACTCATCCCTATCAGTAATGCTGGCTCAACTTGTCCCGGCTTCGGCTGATTTTGCTGAAAGCGTTCGGGTTGTAATTGAAAATCACGTTCTAGAAAGACCAAAATATCAAAATAAATTCCCATTCCTAAAAAGAAGAGGGGCCATAGATGTCACCGGGACCTTACCAAATTATGGTATTCCAGAACAGCATCCTCCCCGCGACGGTGGAAAGCACCAGCGCGGATTATCTAAGGTAGATGATATTGGTAGTTGGCTTGAGACACATTCCCCCGGCGCCGATGGGCTACCAGAAGATGAGAAATCAAAGTGGCAGAGGTTTAGAAAAGAGAAGCCTAGTGACAGATTAGCTATATTTGATGTCGTACAGCAAAAGTATAATAGAGGACTGAGGTCTCCTGTGAAGCTTAGATATAGTATGGACCAAGCCCACGGTGGTGTTACAAAGCGGTCTAATTATAAACCAAACTTTACTTTTGAGGCAACACAGCCATATGGACCGATAGTCCCAGAAACAAACATTCCTAAAAACATCATGTTGTCATTTGACATAGATGTTGAAAGCCTACTTGACACTAGCGATGTCTTTAATCCAAGTGCTAAAATTAAACTCTCATACGGCATAGACCCCACCATAAACAAGTCCGGTTCAGAAGATTTAGGCAACTATGGCAAAAGTTATGGACCATTTAGCTTATACAGTTCGTCCGTCGAGACAGGGTATAACAGCCATGTTATTCAGAACTATAAATCTGGGACGATGGTTACCAACCTTCATCATGATTTAGTATTTGATACTGGAATCCCAGCACAAGGACCTTTCACAGAAAAGTTTGTTGGCGGCAGATATTACCGACATACCGAATTGAATGATGGTAATGATACGAGAGAAGCTAGAGCAGAAGGCTTCCGTTTAGTACTCGGACTAGACGCTGCAAGCTCTAACATTCCCACAGGAGCCTCTGGAGCCCTGGGGGTGGTATCGCCTAACTATCCGTTCTTGGACTCCCCAGCCGGCTCCGCACCCCATGGTTGGCTCCCTGAGGTGGAAACCGCACAGCGTTTCCGAGATGAAACTGCAAAGCGTCCTGTGAACATCAAGAACATCCTGATGACAACTGCCTCAGTTGGCACAAGACTTTCGGGAGTTTTAGTACACAACCAAATTGGAAACTATCAAAAGAACTATCAAGTTGTTCAGACAGCTGGTCGATCTATTAATGATCCGTTCTTCCAAGACCAATCATTCAGCTTTGCTGCTAACCCAGAAACACTTGCAACCAGAGGTCGTTTCCCGCTAGTAGAAAACACGACAGAAAACACCGGCGGCGATTTAGAGTATACATTACCCGACCGCTCGGGCGCTAATTCAAATGAAACAGTGTTTGTTAACTTGTTCTCATCACCGGGTTCATATGAAGTCCTGTCAAGAGGGTACAGAGACCCAGCCCACGAGGAATTATCTGTATACAATGCATCTCCATATAGAAATCTTGGCGTTATTAACAGAGGGCTTTCCGGCTCAAATATAGATAATAGCTTAACTGGATCTATTAGAGTTGAAGATCAAATTGGCAAGCCCCGTGGTCTGAACCAGCTGGCAACACTCCATGCAGGCGCTTTCGGTCATGACCCTGTGTTCGGGTCAGTCCCAGCCAATACTTATGTTACAATTCCTTCTTGGCATAAAACAAACAGGAATCCAAAGACAAGAGTTGTTGAGGGCGGCTCAAACGAATCAGTGTTTGACAACCTATTTGTGCAGCACGCCATCCCGCGTTCGGTACAACAATACTCTTGGGCTACAGCTTCTTTGGCTGAAGGTGAAATAATCTATAATAATGATAGACCGTCCTGCTTTAGTGCGAGTGTGCTTGATAAACTTATTGTTTCGGGAACCTACGAAGATACAACCTTCGTCGGGCTTACAACCAGAGTGGTTGACGCTTTCACGGCATCCACCCATACTTTAGGTTTCCCGCTGGATTCAGATTCTATTTCTTCATATAAAAACTCCGACTACTGGTCGTCTCCTCCATTAGATGATGATGAGGACTATTTCAATGTCCTCATGACAATGAGGAACGGACCATATGGATATCCAACTTGGAAGCAGATTAGAACAGGTGAAACTAAGCTTGGAAGAAACTTGAGAGAAACTAATACGATAGGTGTTCTAGATATTCCGCCGCGCCTTATAGACCCGTCGTCTGGCAAGGTATCGGTGCCCAAAAGACCTAATACGTTCACAGATTTCTTTGAAGCGCCGCTATCAAACAACTCGTCGCCAATTACGTTTATATTGGAGGATAACACGGAGAACTCAGACGTTTCCAACGATATGATTGTTACAACTCCATTCCGGAATGTTATTGATTACTTCTCTCACAACCAGTTGAACAAAAGATACAATCTTGTATCGGACACAGAAAATCTCACTTCTTACAAATCTATTCGCGATTTTACTCTGAAAAGTGACCTCAGCGCAGTAATTTATTATACGGAAAACCTATACCCGTCAGATATTAATATGTTCAAGAACGTTGTACGTAGGAGAACAAACTTTACTATTACAAATATTTGGGACGACGATCGTACTAAGCGCTCAACTGTGTATGGAGGGAACGCTAATTCTCAAGGGATAACGGTTGCATCCACTTCAACATGGCCTTTGGATGGGCATTTAAATTTTGCTACAACTTCTTCCGTAGGAGTAAGCGACGGCGCCGGCGAGCTGATGAACTTCTATACTTCTTACTCTGGGTCCGTCCCTGGAGATTCCAGACTTGCGCCAGCCGCCACGTATGCCCTTCGCGTCCCTGCCGGCAGGGTGCCCTCGACAACAATAGATGTTTACGCTGGCGATGCTCTTTGGGAAGCAGGAACACAATCAGGTAAAACTCCGTATGAATCATATCAAACATATTCAGAAAGAATTGCTCTGATCGGAAAAGATCACTCAATAGTTCCGGAATTTAGAATAAGCGAACTCATGAGCACATATGTAGATGACAATGAAGAGAACTTCCTCGCAGACATAGATAATATTTTCGAATTAACAGGAGCTTCTATCCCAGATAGTTCACAAGATAACTTCTTTAAAACCTACACAAACTCTGATTTTTTGAAGTATTTTTCTGTTGTGGATGAAGACTTACATAATCAAAGATCCGGGGATCTGAAAATTAACAGAGACAAGGTATCACTACGTTGCAATGCACTACTAAAGTTTCTTCCATATAAGGGCTTCTACCCAGTCGAGCGCACTGTAGAACTAGCAACGCTTTTATCTCAGTCTCTATTGAACAATCTAAACACAGAAACGACTGACTATAGGATCTCAAGTAGAATTCTTTCACAACCGTTATACTCGCCCGGGATTATGTACAATACTATTAAATCAGGCATTGCAGTTGGCAACTGGATCCTTACAAACACGTCATCTGCTCCGGGACAGCTTCCGCGGGTCGATAACACAAATGCAATCGCCTTACCGGAAGGCAATATTGACTTTAAAAAAATAACCACATTGGGAACAGACTCAGTAAAATCTAGAGGATTTACACCGCAGAAGCTGCCTTTTGAGGCACTATACAAGCCCAGCGGGTTCTATAACGGCTCTTATGTTACGGGTTCATTGATTTATGATAAGAATGCTGGCTTTGGCGCCCAAGCCCAATCTCCGGGATTAGGCACTTCCTTCGGACCAGTTTCCCCCGATATCAGGGGAACCAAGCTATACGAGATGGCTATCGACAACTTCTTATGCGAAACTGTTGAGTTCTTCAATGAGAAATTAACATCAATACAATCCAAAAGAGAAGACGAATTTAAAGCAGTTGTTAGCGGTAGCACTTATGAAATGAGCCTGAATTTCTATCGGCCGATGACCACGGGCTCTTTGACAATTGCAGATCCAGAGGTCGACCGCAATAAGTTTGACATGTACACAAGAATATCGGCGTTTGGATTCCCGCTAATGCAAGGCGAAGTCGGAGCCGCGAATGTCTCCGGGAGTTTTTCGCATCTAACAAGCCCAGCCTTTGCTGGCCGTGGTCAGGCTACATTTACCTACACAGCATCAGTTAGTGGACAAACAACGTTGGATGAAATTTTTGCTAATACAACAGTGACTTACTCTCGTGACGAGACCGTGTTTTATTCCGTAGGTGCAAACCCGGATCATGATCCTAGAATGCAATTGGATAGCTGCTTCAACTTGTTAGATTTTTATAACGATGTACCAGATAGAACAGTAACACAAAAGAAGCGTTGGCTTATACAGTCTAAGTTTGAGACACCAGTTTTGAACTTTGCCGGCGTGTCGTTCACAAAACCGACAGGTTCGGCTGTAGCGACCGCTGCAACCAGCAGCGCAGATGAAATTTCTTTAAGGGGTATGTGGCACCAATACGGAAGCATTCCAGACGCTTCGGACAAAGGTTACTTTGTCACCCTTCAGGATACGGAGGGCGGATCATTAGCCGACGTAGTTGGGATGCCTACAAACAATATATTTAGAATTGGATCAGTAAAGAAAAGAAACATCTTAGAAGAAGCTGTAGTGGCTGTGCCTTTTAAGACCGTTAACAATAGAAGAAAGTTTTTTAGTATTAGCGAAAGTAATTCCGAGTACGAAAATATTCAAAAAAATCTTAAAAAATATGTGTTTCCACCAAAATTTGACTTTGTCATTAACAACACAGTGGATTCGATATTGATGTACGCTTTTGAATTCTCTGCGAATGTCACACAGCAAGATATCGCGGACATGTGGCAGAATTTACCACCAGATCTTAATGAGAAATTTGAGCAAAAAGAAGTTGTCATTGATAATAAACAAATACTAGATCTTCTGGCAGACAACTCAGAGAACATTCAGTGGATGGTATTTAAAGTTAAAAAGCGATCCAAGAAATCTTTCGAAAAGTATAGAAGATCTTTAGTTACAGAGGACACCAGCGGCTTTGAAGATAATATAGGTCCCTACTCTTACAACTGGCCATACGATTACTTCTCTTTGGTGGAACTAGTTAAAATTGATGAAACAGTGCAGTACGCGTCCCGTGACGTGTTGCCGAATAACATACCAGACACTATTGATCTCGGAGATATCGGATAATGGAATTCTTTAACAAAAAAGAAGAAGTTTTAGAATTTAAGTTAACAAACTACGGTAAAGACCGATTGGCGGCAGGCAAGCTCGAACCAGCTTATTATGCTTTTTTTGATGATGATGTTCTGTACGATGTTGGCGCCGCTGGGTTTACAGAAGCGCAGAACGATAGCAAAAGCAGAATTCAAAGCAATACACCCAAGATGAAGGTGCTAACAACCCGAGAAGGAGCCGAGACGCGGGTCACTAGGTTTATAGACCAAGTTTCTTCCTCTTTCAATTCAACCATAGGGGGACACACATCGGATCCTGCAAACTACGTTGAGTTCTTTCAGCAGCAACCTTATGGAGATAAGGGCACTATTGATGCCTATCCAATTGGTAGTTCCAACCTTTTTGGACAAAACGTGCCTGCATGGCAGCTTAATTTATTATCAAGACCTTCTAGTTCTCTAGGTCAGTCATATTCGAATGATGACGATTTCATACAACAAATACCACAGATTGACATAACAATTGATTATGAAACATACTTTAAAAAAGGTCCCTTGGGTCCACCTGCTATTACGGGGTACCTAGACAACCAAAAGACGATCAGCCTAGCATTAAAAGAAAATTATCTTTTCTTAGAATTAATAGAGGAAAACACACCCTTTGAAAAAGAAAACTTTGAAATAGAAGTTTATTTATCAAGTTCAACAGGGTACACGCAGGTGAGTTATACCCCCAGCTCAAGAACAGAATTTATTTCTTCAACTGACAAGAACATAGAATATTACATCAATGTTCTTGTTGACGACGAAATTTCAGAAGATTTACTAGAGGATCTGGGGATCAACCCGCTAGCAGTTACCACCAATGCCAACAGGGTTAGACTGAATAGAGATATATACTCAACAGAGAACGAGGAGCCTTGCTAATGACTATATCAATAGGACCATATTCAGCAGGCATGCCGTTTGTAACGATACAAGATATAAGAATTTCCCAGGACCCCAAGTATCCAGACTTGATGACTGTCGATATGGGGTTATCAAACGAAAAAATAATTCAATTAGGTACGACTTTTGGTTTCATTTCGTTTGGAAATTATGTGCATTTTTCAACTGACAAGAGTGAAATAGAGGCTTTAAGTTCCAACGTCGCGGCCTTAAAAAATATCATATCGTCAAATCCAAAAAACAAATTTTATTTTCGCGCCAAAAAAAGCGATTTTAAAGAAAAGTCTAACTCTGAGGAAGGTTCTAGCGTTTATAGTTTTTTCCACGCCAAGCGTTTTAACCTGCAGATGTCTGACAATTTGTATGTTTTAGTCTGCTCATATAGGAGTAGGAATGGACAGTTATCAATTAACAACATTGCTAAGGAGGTCTTGCTTGAAGGAGGTGTAAGCCCTATAAACGCGTTGGTGTATACTTTAAATGATACGGTCACTGATTATGGTTCAGCTAACACAGTCTGGCCCGGGTCGGTGCATCTACACAACAATACCTACATGGCTGGTGCTGCCCATTCAAACGTGAATCACCCTACTCTAAGTGCCGCAGGGGTTCTGAATGTCAAGCTAAAAGATCTCAGAGTAATAAACGCTGCTAGGTCTCTTGATTATTCTTTCAATACAACACAAATAGTTTATTTTTCTCCAGTTACTTTGTCTCGCAATGCAGCTGGCAACATTAATGGTATGTTTACATTTGATTTAATGAATTATGCCAAAAACTCTACGATGCTAGGTTCGTTTGTAAAGAATAACGAATCACTAGCTACAGCCGTATCGATAAAAAACGTAATCATATATCATAAGCTAGTTGGGACAGAAGCCCTAGGAAACAGTCTCACTCCCGGTAAAGCTAGGAAATGTGGATTACAGGCGTCTTCTAAATATGAGCCAATTGCCACTTTAGGAAACAATTGCAACGTTATTAGTAATACAACAAATAACGGAGGAATGTATGAGATTGCATTCATAGACCAGGAAGTAAAAGGTATCAAATCTGGACAGGCTCTCTACAAGGCAGAGATTATTGTAGAAGACAAAACAAACAAACTGGTTAGTGATTCCATCTTGCCATTAAAAACAAAACTAAAGCGCGTAACTGATTTAATGTTAATGGGCGCAAATCAGTTCAATGATGAATTTAACAATCTAATAAACGATTATCTAACTTCTATTCGGACTATATTTGGCGATACACCTTTTGAAGACTTCTCTGTCGCCTTCTGGCGTAAAAACTTGCTGGCTTTGGTTAATAAGTACAATCCAAATTACGACTCAGATCGACTGCTGCTGGTGCAGATAATAAGAGAATACTTAGCCAAGATAGAAAAAATTCTAAGCCCGTTCGTGGACAATAAAGCGGCAATAAGGGAAGATTCCAAGATATATATGTCTATTCGTAACCCAACGAATGAGGCTACTAAAGAGTTTGAGGATCCCTATCAATTTGTAGGTACTGCAAATTATGGTTTTGAATATATTGATCAAAGCATATCCAGCGCTGATTCTATTGTACCGACAGTCTCTTTTGCCAACTACAAGTCGAGGGTCAACAAAGAAGCAAAAAAGTATAACTTGGTAAATACCCAAGCTGCGTCTTTAAATGTATTTGGATTTTTATCTCCCGAATCATTCAATCTAACGCCTAACCCAATGCGAATTGCGGCCGCTAGTTTAGATATTTCAAACGATGATGTGTTGCCAGTGTTGCAAAGTTCGGTATTTGGCAATGATGTATTAGATACGCCCCGTCGTTCCTCAATAACCAGCAGAACGAGGCAAGTTCTTCAAGCGGGAAACGTCTCAATGCAGAGAAATCCGCTCAGACTAAGAGATGTCTTAAGAGCCAGCCCCACGGCGAGGAGTATAATTGATTCTGAGGAGTATTTGTCTAGCACATCGAATTTTATTTATGAAAATAAAAAGTTAGTATCTTTATCTGGGTCGTCCGAGCCGGTTGTGTTTAACTCGTCCTCAGCAAACGTTTTCACAAATGCGTACGCAAAATCGTTCGTTGATAATAGTGTCACCGGCCCTCGCGGTGGATTGATAACTTCTAATCTTGGATTGCTACAGGGTTCCCCGGCGTCAGCTAGCTATTCTCAAAATAGTGCCGCAGTCAACAAACTATCTGCAGCGTCAAAGCTCATTAACTACAACTCTGTTGTTCAGGTTCAGTACTTAGCCTCTTATGACACAACGGGTGATGTAATGAAGCAAAATTGGACATTGCTAAGTGAACAGCAATACAATCTATCCATAAATCAATCTAAGCCACTCGTATGTAGGATAGTGGAAGTATCAAATGTTGTCTCGGGAGAAAGCCCAATCACCACCGCGCCTTTGACAAGTATGTTTGTGTTGGGGACACCTAATACGACAATAACGTCCGCCGACCCACAGCTTGCGGTCAAGTTTAATAATACACAAGTAGCAGAATCACTAAATTTAGGCGATATGGACAGCGTCAATGTGCTGTATTCTAAAAATGTTCCTGTAACTACCGACACAGAGGAAGATACATTACCCACTACAGTAGAAAACATTTCAACACCAAACATAATTACTACTACAAGCACCACACGAACGGTGACAGGTTACTAACATATGGCTATTATTCAAAATAAATATTACAAAGACCACCTTCTAATCGTTGACACGCCACAAGTTGGTCCAAAAGACCGCGGGAACTATCCAATAACAGACAATAATTCTATAATTAATGGAATATCAATAGATTTCCATCCAATGGTTCGTGACAACTGGGGCACAGTTGATCCTTTAAGGGGCGCTCTCGCGGCATATCAGGCTGTCTACACAAGCACTGCTGGACCAGCCTTAGCAAATTACGCCGGAATCGTAGAAGACCTACGTCAAGGGGAGAACCCAGGTGCGTCGGAGATGGGGGTCCCCGACGCCATAGGCAGGCTAAGCAGGCAGCTAAAGCCGACTAGAAGATATACAGGCGCGACAACAAACGTAATTTTCAACGTGGATTACCCAGCAGTCGAAGTCACTACCCCTGGAAAAGAAAACGAATTATTAATTAATCTTAATAACGCTGCCTGGAATTCATATCAAGCTGTTGATGGTCCAAACGCCAACTCTAGCACTTGGTTAAATAATAGCGACAACTTTGAGGATTATCTTAAAGGGACCCTAGCAGTCTATAATTTGTTACCTTTCCCCTCACCTTCGGGTAACCCAACGTTCCAGGGGATTCTATATGGAGGACTGCTAAATTCTCAAGCACTTTCCCGTATTTATCTAGATCATACATCTTTACATTATTTGATGCCAGCGGATAAAGGAATTAGAGCCATAGCAGGGTTGGCTACTGATATTGAGCCAGTTTATAACTTTTATGTAACTGCGGCGCCCGACTATGAAGAGGTCATTGCAGATCCAAAAGTCAAAGAATACTTGATACCCAACGCGTATTACCTTGAAATGGAACTTAGAAACACAGGCTCCTCCTTTTTAGCCCCTCATCATGGCCCCGCAATTACGATGGGCGGGATAGTAAAGAATTGGTATGAGGTGGTTGGGACAGCCCAAACAGCAACAGAAAAAAACGTTGACTCCTATTATAAAGTATACTCAGACTCTATGGCCTCAGCAATCGCCCCAATTGCTCTCGCGGCTGTTACTAGTCCATTCGGCGGTGCAACAGATACTTTAGCGACTGTTGAGGCTTCAAACAAGGATCTGGCAGTATTAAATTCCGATGTAGAGATCTTAAAAGAGGGGTTCCTTGACTCAGAAGTACTGCCATTTTATAATAAAATCACGATTGCTCCTGACGCCGACAGCAATGTTGATGGACCTAATTCCCAACTGTTTTTAGATTCTATTAAGAACGATCCTGACACAGCTCAGTTCCTGGATCTTTTACAAGGGTATGCTGTTCATCAATACTATAACACCATATACACAGCCCTGCCGTTTACTACGAGAGAAAAGGTTGTTACAAATGAACAAGGTGAATTTAATTTCTCATCTCAGGAAATAATCTATAAGGGACTTTTTGATTTACAGAATGTTATTACTAACAGGATTTTAGAAACAGTTCCCTGGCCTAATTTTATCAACAATTACGGACAACGGTATAAGATCGAATTACCAGTTAAATTCTTAAAGGATTATTCTGGCGATGTGAATCAAGATGCATCTGTGGCCACCGAAGCGGCTGAAAATGCGCGTTTAGATTACTATCCAGACGATCGCCCCAATGAGTTAATGAATGCATACAAAAGAACATTGGAACAAGTATTCCTTAATCAGACATGTCACAGTGAAACATTGTTATATATCGTTGAAAAGTATAGAGTTCCAAAATCATTTTTGGGGATGTCCATCGCACCGTCCGGAGAAGAATCGCAAGAAGAATTGGTGCAGACATTCTTTTTCACACCTACAGACTTTGCCAACTTAAATTATTACGATACGCAGATAAAATATGATCAAACATATCGTTATGAGTTTAAGAAAGTGGCTCTTGTTTTCGGCAATAAATACAGTTATGAAAGAGTAACTGACGACTCGCCCCCCTACTTCTCGACCAGTACCGGCCCGCGCAAGCGCGCTAAAATTGATTACCTAAATGAGCTATCTGTTCAGGCAGTTGTATTACCATATACCTACGGTGGTATAGAGGCTGTTGTGCGAGATAAACCGCCTGTATCGCCTGGTATATCCTTTTACCCTCTGAAGGGGAATGACAATCAAGTAATTATGTTGCTGTCTCCTAATACGGGTGAATACAGCGACCGCCCAACCGCAATTTTACAAAAAGACAAAGCCTATATTAGCTCAGAGTATTACTCACAGACAGGGAAATTCATCCCCTACAACGATATAAGATCTAATTCTGCCAAGATTGAGTACAGATCCGATGATCCCGTAGACCGGTATGAGTTATTTAAAATTAATTTTGAGCCTGAGTCGTATGAGGATTTTGCACAGGGATCCCTAATACCAATTGATCCTGATTCGGGATTAACTGGTTATTATAAAGATTCTATTGTGCCAAATAGAAAGTATTATTACTGCGCTAGATCTATAGATGTTCATGCTAATATTTCAAATCCCACGTACATATTTGAAATTGAGCTAGTTAATAATAATGGCCAAATATTTTTAAGACAAAAAGTATTGGACTTTAAACAAGAAAAGCAAACATATACAAAGTCAGGCAGAAGGTTTATTTATGTAGATCCAGTCTTTCAGCAGACAGCATTGTCACAAGCAAATTTTCCGGAGGATCCGCAAAGTATTGATTTTCCTCCACCAGACAATATACTTGGAATAGTGGACAAAAAAGTTTGGACTAAAAACTTCAAACTTAGGATCACAAGTAAAAAAACAGGGAAGAAGATGGATTTAAATTTAACTTTTAAAAATTCAGGAGTTACAAATCCTAGCTAATAAGCAAAAATAAAACTATTTAAAGGAAGAGGATAAATAATATGGGTTTCTTAGACAATTCCGGCGACATCATTTTGGACGCCGTTCTAACAGATACGGGACGTATGCGTCTTGCTAAAGGCGATGGGAGTTTTAAAATCGTCAAATTTGCACTTGGAGATGATGAAATAGACTATGGCTTGTATGACAAAAACCACGCAAGTGGTTCCGCTTACTACGACATTAACATTCTTCAGACTCCTGTGTTAGAGTCTTTCACCAACAACATGTCAAGCATGAAATCACGTCTTCTATCGTATAGCGCAAATGATTTGCTATATTTGCCCGTTATCCTAACAAACACAAATATGCAAGCATATGCAAGTGGCTTGAACTCCTATGTTGTATTAGCTGACCAAAATACAGTTGATCACTTTACCACCAATGCTACCGGCGGTTCAGTCAACACTTTAGCGGACGGGCTTCTAAACGGTAACGAGCCGCCAAAGGGTGCTCATTATGTTGTGGCAGACCAGGGGCTAGACACAATTGAGTTATCTGCTGATCAATCATTGGAACAATATGATACGACTTTAGTAGAGACATCATATTTTGTGCAGGTAGACAACCGACTCGCCAGCTTGGTGCCGGTGGGTGCCACTGCAACACTTGATCCATCATCCGTAGACGATGATCAGATAGCAACCTACATCGTATCTCTTTCAGATGGCGGCACGACCGGGCAACTTGTTCAGACTGCAGTTGGCGAGTCTGTAATCAGAGGACCCTTAGGCACTCGCGTTCAATTCAAGCTAGCCTCGTCTCTTAATTTGAAGACAAGCTCTTTCTTATTTGACCAGCTAGGCTCGACGGGTACGGTCGCTATCGCCAGCGGCGGAACCTCCTTGGCTGCGGCCTCGTACAAATTTATCGATACAACGGTTAGAATCTCGGGTGTCGCAACTGGATACAGTTTGGATATACCGCTAAGATTTGTAAGGAAAAACTAATTAAATAAAAGGATATAATAATGGCTGCTCAATCGTTCAAACAATTAACTACTGAAAAGGATTCCATCGTAACAAGAAACCTCTTGCACGAGGCGATTCCGATCACCGGTACAATAGTATCCGGAACCTACGCTGATGAAAACATCAAAAACTTTTCTCATGGAATGTTCCAGTCAGTTTATGACTATCCTTTCCTAAGCTCATCGGCTAATCACATTTTTGATTTGACCGTTGGCTATTCGGCAGACTCTTCTCTTTCGGGCACTGGGTATCCTGCCACAGCGCAGCAGGACAAGAAACTTAATGTTTATAGTCAATTAGCACAAGTTCTGGTTGGTTTTGATGAAAACGGTGCTGTTCGAAGGTTTGATGACGACGGCGACCTTACAGGAGGTACAAAAATCAATGAGGCTTATTTCTTTAATTTTACAAGACTCCTAAGCAAGGATGAAATTAAGAAAGGCTCCTTCACTTTAAGTCTAGGTCTGAATAGTGCGTTTAGCGCCCCATTTAGTGAATTGATAAGTATCACAGATTACAGTGGGTCAACTGGGTATAAGGTTAATTCGCCCGCCGGTGAGTATGGTATTTTATATGCAACCGGCTCAGTCCTGTCAGGCGGCGTTGGTCCCGTAGATCTTAATGGAAATGTTAAGGCAGGATTAATTTATTACCAAGCCGGTATCGCAGTTCTAACAGCATCTTTATTCCAGGGGCTTGTTAGTCCTAATTCAGCGATGAATTCTAGCAATGAGGTGGTGGATGCTATTTTAACTGGCTCCTCTATGAACCTAAATGCTAATGCCATTCGACATAGAATTAACAATGTATCTTTCAATAATACGACTGAACTGAACTCTACAGTGTATTTCTGCAGAGTAAACAATACTGATTTTAATTACTCTTCGAATCAGACGTATCTCTCGGCAAGTAAGATGGTGGTTAAAACCACGGCACAGGACATGCCTGTATCGTATGTGACATCGGTTGGGCTCTACTCTCCAGATAATGAGCTACTTGCAGTTGCCAAGTTGTCTGAGCCTCTTAAGAAGGATCCAAGCACCGAGTTTACGATCAGAGTAAGACTTGATTACTAAAGTGAATATGTGGTTATGTTATGCCTTACTACAAATTTAAACGAAATGAAGTATACAATAATACTTTAAAAACTTATCCAAGCGTTAAATTTGTAGTTTATTCCGGTTCCGCATATTATAACAATACACCGAATATTCCTGGTGCTTTTACAGACCCCATTCGCTTAACGGATGGTGGTAGTATATCGCTGTATGAGTTGAACGTTGATAGGGCTTCAACTTCTACGGGAAGGTCCATCGGTCAGGTTGACGATAACGGACTCATATACCCCTTCGCAGTCAAGAACGGCACAAGGCTAGATTTTAGAACCTCCACAAACGCCGCCTTTAATTCAGCAGATTATGGTCAGGTTGTAACAGGGAGCCCATATCCTTACACCTCTAGTATTAGCAAGCAGTACTACGGCACGACCACAGCCCGAATAGGAACCGTTACCTCGCTTACCGATGGCTTTGTGTCACATCTGCGGGCTCTGAAATCAACAATCAACCACTACAACTACATAAATTCAAATTTTGCCTACTCTTCCTCACTACACCAAAGAGATTTTGATACAGCAGAAGTAGGCTTAGTTAACATACCATCAGTCTTTTACGGTTCGGAAATCAAAAAAGGAACACTAAACCTTGAATATTACTTCACCGGCACCCTAATTGGAAGGGCGCAAGATTCCAATAGGGATGGGGTTTTGTATTCGACTTACGGTGTAAGTTCTGGTAGCGCCATTGGTCTTGCTTTGTACTCCGAGGGAATATTGATTCTAACAGGGTCCGAAAGCTTAAACTCCAGCAACGATATTTACACAGATGGGGTAGCTGATAATCCAAAATGGATTTATTTTGCACAATCCATATATGATTCTATAACAGCACCAAATTCTTCCTACATTTTAGAGATGAGTGGCACGTCATATACTCAAACTATTACCATGTTCGCTACTGCACCCAAGGCTCGTTTGAACCATTCTAATAATCCCACTTACGTAGAATATAGCACAGATGCCTACGCCTCCACAAGTTCACATTCTTACTTGGAGCTTACAACAAGACCGATCAAAAACATGGTTAGCTCTTCCTACGTTGACCCAACTGGATCTTTTGAGAAGACGACATATATCTCAAAGATTGGCATTTATGATGAAGACAAAAACCTTATTGGCATAGCTAAAGTTGCAACACCTGTGAAGAAAACCGCGGAACGTGACTTCACATTTAAGATTAAGCTTGACATCTGATATTATTCGGATATGATTTTAGGACTCGACATCTCAACCAGTATCACTGGCTACACCATATTAGACAACGACGGCAACATTATTGTTTGTAACCATATAGACCTTCGTAAAGAAAAGAACTTCTTTCAGAAATGCTCTGCAGTTGAAGGCCGCTTAACTGCAATACGAAATGATTACTTCATTGAACATATTTATGTGGAGCAACCGTTTATGTTTTTCAATTCCGGTGGTTCGTCTGCCGTTACAATGGCAGTTTTACAAAGATTTAATGGCGTTGTGTCGTGGCTGTGTTATAACCTATTTGGTATAGAGCCACAGTATCTAACAGCAAAACAAGCCCGCGACCTATGTGGCATCAAGGTTCCTAGAGGACAGAAAGCAAAAGACGTCGCTCTTCAATTTGTCCTTGACAACGTACCCTCCTTTGATATAGAATACACAAGATATGGAAATCCGAAGGCTGGTTACACTGACCGCTCGGATAGTTATGTGATTGCAAAGGCGGGGTGGATTAATGGACAGCAAGAAACTTAAGATTCTAACGAGCGTTCTCGGAGCATCTTACCGTTCAAACGATGAACACCTTTTTTCTTGTCCTTACTGTAAGCATCATAAGCGCAAATTTTCTGTTAATGTGGCTAAGGGCTACTACAAATGCTGGATATGCGACACGCGCGGTAAAAATATCTATCGTGTTATTCGCCGCTTCGGTAGTAGTCATGATAAAGCACAGTGGCGCGAAATTACAGAAACTGTTGATTACGACAAGCTTGAAGATCTTTTTGCCGAGAA